CTATGTCACCTCATCGGCCGGCCACTGCGCTGCCGGCCGCTCCGCTAGGCTTTCTCGCCAATCCCCATCGAACCCGAACTGCGGCGCGGGAACCGGATCCGAGAACCAGAAATCCGTGAATGGAGCGACGTTCGGCTCAAGGAACCAGTGCGCCTCGCCATTGGCATCGACGGCCCACCACCTGGCACGCTTCGGGGCATGCCTCCAATCGATTTCCATGTGATCTCCCGGAGGTTGTCCGGAAAGTCTAGGCGATTCTCAGCAGCCGGGCGTCGCCGGCCGCACCGCGCACACCCATCCCTGCACCGCCTTCAGTTTGTCGATTTCGCGCTGGTCGTCGCCGGCGACAGCGAAAACGCGCTCCGCAACCGCTGGGTCGAGGTCTGCGACGGCGGCGGCACCATCGCCCACGCCGGCGGCGCCGGCAGCTCCGGGCAGACCGTCGGCACCGGCTGCAGTGCAGTTCCGGACGGCGACGCGCAGCCGGTCAGTGCCAGCAGCGAGAGCAGCGCGCAGGCTGCGATTTTCGGTTTCATGGTCGGTTCGCTCCTTCGTGAATTGTGCGTCGACGGCCGCCACCTGCGAGGCGGCCGCGTCGTGGGCGGCGATCGCGCGCTGCTCCGCGGCAAGCGCCGCCTGCGAGATCGAAGTCAGGTCGCCGGCGTGCCGTTGCGCGTCCGCCGCGCGCGCGGCCTGCTCGTCGGCGAGCTCGCGCGCGCCGATCAGGTGCTCGATACCGGCGCCAGCAGCCGCGCCGAGCAGCGCGGCCAGCAGGTACGGCCATGCGAATTTCAGGAAGATCATTTCGGCTCCTTTGCGTGCAGCTGCTTAAGCTCGTCCGGCGAGTAGACGAAGTCCGGCAGCAGGAACGCCTGCACGCTCCAGACCGGGTCGCTTTCCTCATGCCGGCCGTGGTCCTTGCCGCGGTGGTGCAGAGCGCAAAGCAGCAGCTGGTTGTAGGTCGAGTCGACGAATGTCTCGGGCCGCACCGGATCGAACGCCTCCCAATCGAAGCCCTGCGTCAACCTGATCACGTCCCAGACCGGGTGTTGGCGCGGGATCGGCACGACGCGCTGCAGCTTGTGGCTGAACATTGTGTCGACCTGGTTGAGCGCGACGCCGCGGATCCACTTCCAGTCGATCGCGTGCGAGAACGCCCACTCGAAGAACCGGTGGTGCGACTCGACCGCCTGGTCGTCGCCGCACACCGCGCAGACGTAGCCGCCGTCCTTCTTCATCACGCGCTTGCTCGCGCGGAAGGTCGCCGACTCGGTGCGTGGCTCGTGGTCCGGGTAGAAGACGTCCTCGGACAGCGTGCGGCGCGTCTCGTGAGTTTTCGTGGTCGTCATAGATCGCGCTCGCAGAGTGCGCGCTCTTGGGCGCGCCGTTTCACCAAGCCGGGCAGCATGCGCCCGTCGGAATAGACCCATTGCGGCCGGCCCGCGTCCGACTGGTTCATCGCGCGGCATGCGCCCCGCCAGTCGCCGGCATTGAAGCGTTTCGCCGTCGCGCTGCCGCAGTACGCCGACGTGCCGACGTTGTAGGCGAAGCTCACCGCGGCCGCGAGCTGGTACGTGTGCCCCTTCAGCCCCGGCGTGCACTTCAGCACCGGCTCGGCATGCGCGATCAGCTGCCGCTCGAGCGATTCGCGGCACTCGGCCTCGCTGTACCGCTGGCCGACGACGACGTTCGTCGTGTCGCCCATACACTTCGTCGGGATGCCGACCGGGTCGAGATAGCCGACCAGCTTCGTCCCCTCGAACTTCGGGACGATAGAAACAAGAAGGGCCGCGGTAGCGGCCCCCACAACACCCACAAGCGTCTTCTTCGGCACGTTAGCCATCGATCAACTCCCTCTTCCCCTTGTTCTTGATCAGGTAGTACGCCTGCAGCCCGATGTAGCCGAGCGTCGCCAGCGCGACATACCAGTTGATGTCGTGGCTCGTGAGCCATAACCAGAAATTGCTGCCCACCGCCGGCGCAGCTTTCGCTGCGCTCGCAATGACTTCGCTCTTCATCGAGCCCCCGTAATGAAAAAGCCGCTCGAAGGCGGCAGTGAAAAGTTCTTGATGATTAGACCCATTGGGTCTATATTTCCGGGCAGCGGTAGCGCATTCGGCGCAGCCCGACATCCCGAAAGGAAACGCTCATGAAACTCACTCTCTGCGCGCGCCCGGCGCGTGCATGCCTCCATGCCGATCAAGTACACACCTCCCGGAACGCGGGATCTCGCGACGCTCAAGCACGAGCTGAACATGACCGGCAAGCAGATGGCCGATCTGTTCTGGCTGGCAGGCGATCATCAATGGCGCAAGTACACCGGGGGGCAATCGCCGCGGGAATTGAGCCCTCATATGGCGTTCGTTGCGGCGGCGAAACTCGCGCTCACGGAGGACGAGTTCACCCGCGTCCTCGCGAAGATGGCGACCTTCGGCGCGCACGTCGAGGAGGCGCCCGATGGAGAGCCGCCGCAGTAGCGATGCTATTCAGCTGCGCACTCGCCGCTTGCGGTGGCGGCGGTGACGGTACTGCTGCTCCCGCCGTGGCGAAACAGCCCACTTCTGCGCCGCCGAAAACCGTGCTGATCGAGGAATACGGCGATTCCACAACGCACGGTCTCCAGATCTTCAACGGCGTCGCCAGCGTGACGCCCAACAGCGAGCCGGTCGTGCTTCAACAGTTATTGCAGCAGCAGTTCGGGCCGGCAGTCACTGTCAGCAATGAGGGCGTCGACGGCGCCGAAGCGGCCCAACTGCTGAACGGCACAGACAAGAAGCATGTGCCCTGGGATCAGCAGATGGCCGCGTCGAAAGCGGACATCGTGACGCTGAATTTCATGCGCAATGACTCGTTCTACAACAGCGTCCCGCAGCCCGGCCTGCCGCAGGAGCCGCCGGCGGAATACGGTCAGATCCTCACGCAACTCGTCCACATCGCGCGCGCCCACGGCAAGCAGGTTGTGCTCTACGAGCCGAACCCAGTCGCGTTTCCGGAGGGCAACGCCGCGATGCTCGCGTACCTCGATCAGCTTAAGAAGGTCGTCGTCGATCAGCAGGTGCCGGTCGTATTCAACTGGGAATACTCGCAGGGGCTTGCCAACTACCCTTCACTGCTGAGCGACGGCGTGCATCCGGTCGACGCGCTCTACCGGTACAACGCTGAGTGGGCTGCGCAGGTGGTCGCGCCAATGGTCCAATCCTTGCTGCGGTAGAATTCGCAACTTCCTGAGAGCGAATCCCGATATGGCTGACCAGCACAGCAAGAATCTGGAAATCGAGGCGCTGAGAGGCATCGCCGTCATCCTGGCGATCGTTTCGCACCTCGGAAACCTCCTGTATTGGAGCGACGGCATCGAGGAGAGCCAGATCGCGTTTTGGGGAGGTGTCGATGTCTTCTTCGCTATCTCGGGATTCGTGATTGCCAACGCGTTCGCGGGGCGCATGCGCCGCGCACGCGCGCAAGGTGAATTCGTCCGTGAAGTGGGTGCCTTCTGGGTGCGCCGAGTTTTTCGAATCTGGCCAACGGCGTGGCTCTGGATCGTTATCACACTCGCCATGTCGGTCGCGTTCAATCGCTCCGGTGTCTTCGGCACGCCAGAGGCGAACGTCTCCGACCTGATCGCGATCGTTGCGAACGTCTCCAACATCCATTTTGCGCGCTGCTTAGACCAGAGCACGCTCCTTTGCGGGAATAACGGGCAATACTGGAGCCTTGCCGTCGAGGAGCAGTTCTATCTGCTATTCCCGCTGCTCATTTTGCTGCCGCGAAAGTGGTTCGTATGTCTCGCGACGTTGGTAGTGGTCGGCTGGCAAGTCGCGCTTATGGCGATGCACTGGCAGTCCCCGTACCTCTACCTGATGCGCGTCGACTCGATATTCCTCGGCGTCGCACTCGCCTATTTCGCTGGCACGGCCCACTACCAGAAGTGGCGCCCCACCTGGGCCGCGAATCGCTTCGCCGCGCCACTGATCCTGTTGGTGCTTCTGATGGCGCCAGTCCACACCAGCGACTATCGCCCCTACACGATGATGGTGAGCATCGCAGGTTCCGTTCTCGCATGGTTGGCATCGTACGATCGAGGATACCTGCTTGGTGAAGGGCTCGTGCGCCGTGTGCTCACGTGGATAGGCGCACGGTCCTTCGCGCTCTATCTCGCCCATAATCCTGTGTTCTGGTTCACTCGCGAGCTGTGGACGAGAATCCAGCCGGGGACCACGTTCGATCACACGTACGCGATCCCCTTCCTCGCCACCGCTATCCCGTTGATGCTGGTTCTGGCCGACCTCAACTATCGGCTTATCGAGTCACCGCTGCGCCGCATCGGCGCACGGCTCGCAAGTCGCGTCGAACCGGGTTCACTTGCTCGGCGCCGGCATATAGGGCTGGCACATGGTCGGGAGTGAATTGTAAAACGCCCGGTATCGAGCGTCCGACGGATCAATCTCTCCCTGGTTAGGGTACAGATCCGGATCCTGAGGACACGGGAAAACCGAAGAAATCTGCGCTTCATCCGAAGTGGTGAACTGCACATAGATCGTCTCCATAGGTTCCCCCTAGATGGTGTACGACGAGATATAGATGTTGTATGTCGGCGTCCCAGCCGTATTGGCCGAACCCCAGTAGACGGTCTGAGCTGCTGACAAAAACACGTTTGCGTAGTTTGCGACATAACCGGTCGTGCCAACCGATGCAGTCGTGTTCTGCTGATATAACGGAGCGGCATCTGAGGCGATAGTCAATGCCACAGTCGAGGTCGACGTGCTCGCAATGCTCAACTCGCCGGCAACCGAAACGGCATTGGGAGGAACGATGCTTGCAATCGACAGCGACGTGAGCGTGCCTTGAACCGTGTTTGTCGTCAGCGCGGTCTTAATCGGGATCCCAACGTTTCGATCCCGCACCAGCACCGGCGCGAACTGCCCGCTCCCGTTCGTCGGAACCACCGTGAGCAGCCCAGAGGCGGTGTAGCCGGCTGGCGCACTCGACCCGCCGTAGATACTCGGCGCGACGCTAGACGTCGCGTTCCACCCCATCAGGCCTTTCGCACCCGTGGTCGGATTGAACATCTCATAGAGCGCGACATACCCATTCACTGGAGCCGAGCCAGTATCCATGCCACCGATACCGTTCGCCCCAGCAAGGTTGATCGTCTGGTTGATGCTTGCAACGCGAAACGGCTGAGCGCCAAGCGCGGTTTCAACGATCACCTCGTCAGCAGTATAGGTAGCGGTCGCCGACGCCGCGGCGACATACATCCGGCCATTGCGCACCGAGCCAATGACGCCCCCGTACATCTTTTGCAGCGCGCTGTTGACTTGGTTATACGTCGTCTTCGAGCGCACGATCCCTGCAGCCGTGAGGATTGCGCACAGCTCCTCCTGAATCATGTTCAGCCAGGATCCGCGCACATTGGTTGCAGGAGTGCCTGCCGTCGGATTGCCTTCGGTGAAGTAACCCTCCGTACCGGCCGCTTCTGGAGCCGGTAGGGATGTCGCTGCAGTTGCGTCATCGATACGAAACATATGACCTCTTATGCATATGCAAAGATTGGAATTGTGTGCGCCGGCATCACCGCCCTGAATTCACACTCGAGTACGTTGTTGCCCCACGCTGCAAGCGGATCGCCCGCAGCCATCGCGCCCGCCACTGCGCGCACGATCGTATTAAGCGGAGCGGTAATCTTCCACGCGAAGTTCCAGTCATATCCACAACATGGATCGCCGGCCCTCAACATGCCGGCACGAGCCTGCGTGTATTGCTTGATCGTGACCGTATAGCCGAGCTGCGCGGCGAAGTTGATGAAATATGCGATCGACTGACCGCCGCTGTTCGAAAGCCGAGCAATGACCTGATTGCGCCGCTGCTGAATTGTCGGCGTGGGGCCGGCGCATGGATCCGGCAGACCAAGGGTTGCCTCCCACTCGGGAAGCAGCTCGTATGTCGTACCAGGAAATGCATCAACGAGTAGCTGGTTTGCACGCTCGGTATTACGTGCATAAATCTTCGTCAGCCCAGCTAAAACCTGCGTCTGCTCGGCATCAGAATCCGTCGGCCACACTCGACCGCGCGGCATCAGCGCCTGAAACGCGCGCAGATAGTCGGCAGATGTGAGGTTGGGTGCTGGCATCAGGCACCTCACGGATTAAATGTCACGGTGCCGAGAATCGGAAGCGCACCCGTTGCGCTCGTGATGTTCCCCGTTGGCGAAGTGATAACGAAGCCTGACGTTCCCGACACTGCCGCGATCGCTGACTCAATATCCGACATATTCACTGTTCCGCCCGGCGCGCCGTTGGATTGAAAGACTCCGGAAATCGCTGCGATGACGGCATTTTTAGTCGTCGTGCTCCAGGACCCCGTCCCGGTGAGCGTGAAGTTCACGGTGTTCGGCGTTGGAGCGCACGCATATACGAGCGCCGTCACCGGCTGCAGCGTGTAGACGTAGTTCGCGACGATCAGTTGATCGCCAGTCGCTGCTACTGCGCGCGTCTCAGATGAGGCGACTCCATTTGTTCCCTGAGGGAATCCGTTGTGTGCCGACTCGGCATTGTCGAGCATCACATAGATGACTACCGTCCCCGCACCGAACCCGTTCGGCGCCACCCACGCGCGCGTGACGCCTGCGACCTGAAGCGCCCACGTCACATAATCCGCCTTCGCCCCGCCCTGCGGCGCCGCTTGAAACGCTGCCATTACGCGCCCGTAAAAGGCGCTTTGCGTCTCGATGTCAGCGCCGCCAGTGAACGCTGCTGCCGCAGCACCGCCGGATTGAATGCCCGTGATAGCCGTTCCCAGCGTAAGCGCCGTCCCTGCATCGCAATTCCCGGCCGCGCCTGGCGTGCTAGCTGTGACCGCAACCGTCACTGATGAACCTGAAACGGTTGCGTCGGCATTCGTCGTGTAGATGAAGCCATCGCCGCGGACAACCTGCGTGCCAGCCGGAATGGTTCCCGATGCCCCAGGAAACACGACCGAACCGCTCGCGTTAGTTGCTTGCTTCAGATAGGTGTTCTTCAGCGCGCCCCATCCGGCCAGATATTCATCCGTAGCCGTATATGGAACAGCCTGCTTGGCGATCCAGTCGATATACCCGTAATGCAAGTGAGCGAGACCGGCCTGCACCCTGCCCGTGATACGCAAATTCGAAAAGCGAAGAAGCGGATCGGAACCCGGCACACTCGAAGCAAGGTCAGATGCAACTTGAGTCTGCAAATCCGACAGAGACGGTCGAGAAAAAGGCATCAGTTAATCCCTTGCCAAACCCATGAATAGTGACTCGCCGACGTCGAGCCATCCTGTTTGTATGCGACCACTTGCGCACCGAGCTCGCTCGTTTTCGTCCATTCCACTAGCACGTCGAACTTGGCAACAACGCCGTCATCGATCAACCATTGCAGCGCCTCGACGATGTAGTCATAAGCGCGTTGCAACGTCTCCTGCGTCTGTTTCGCGCGCGCGAGAAGCCACAATCGCGAACCGATTTGTACCGTCTCGCCGGCATCGCCCCACCATCCTCGCGGATCATCTGTTCCATCCGGGATCACATCGTTTGGCTCCGCCATACGGTCCGTGAAGAGGCTGATTAGAATCGCGGTCTCGAGATCGTCACCGGTCGCGAGCATGGGCCCATTCATCTGCCAGTCGCCACGTGCATTAGCGACATCCCAAACGGTCGTCGTATCGCTCATTCAGTCTGGCTCGGTGCGTTGGTATTGATCGTGCTGCTGCCCGTCTGGACGTTCACGATCGGGTGCGTGTGCGTGTTGTAGATGGACCGCATCTGGGCCATGTTGTGGCTATTGCTGCCGAAGTTGTCGATGATGTCGCCAGATACCTTCAATGTCGGCGTATTCATTACGACGGCCGACGATGCATTGATCGTCACGGTTGTCGCATCATTGACCGTGACGGATTGTCCTTTCGCTTCAACGACGATTCCACCACTCGCAGTCATGTAGACGTATTTTCCGTCCTGGCTGTACAGCATCGTTTCGCCGGGAGCGAGATTCTTTGGCCGGGATGGTTGGTGCACGGTGCCTAGCACGACACCGTTTGAACGGTCGCCGCCGAGGAACACGACGAATGCATCTGAGCCAATTGGCGGATTCGACGTCAGGCCGAATTCGGCGGGCCGCGGAGTGTTGTCACGGGTCTCCAGCGGGTTCAGCTTCACCTGCATCATCTGGACACCGCCGGCATCATTCACCGTCGTCACCAAGGCGCGCGCGAGCGAAAGCAGAACGCGTCGCGCGACACGCTCCAGAATTCCTTGCTGATCGTTCATTGCTGCGGGACTGTTCCGGTGACGTCTGCGTACTGCGGTTGGATGAGAACCGGCTGCGGTGTGAATGCTTCGGGTGCCATTAGAGTCAGCTCGGCATGCGTTCCGTCGAGGCCGAGGCGGTACGTCACTTCAGCGATCAGATACCGAACGGGCACAGTGCCGCCCTGGTCGCCAGATACCTTTAACGACGGAATCAACACATCGATGCGCTTGTTCGGCTCCCATAAATTGCCGTCGACGTCGCGCCAGTTATCGACGGTCAATGTCACTACCTCGGAGCGCCCTCGGCGTCTCGCCACTTCCCAAAGCGCACGCTGTTTTCCGATGTCCCACCCGATCTCGCCGGACTCGGTGATGATGATTCTCCGACGATGCCGCGTCACGTTAGGATCGGGCGCCGTAAATACCGGCGCATTGACCGCATTGAGATCCTGTAGGTTGTTCGTGCCGATCATGACAGCCATGATCTCGGAATAGCGCTGATCCATTGACCGGGTGACCGCAGCACTTTCCAAGTTGATTCCTTCCTGCACGCCGCTCGACATCACCTCCGTTCCTGCGCGCGCAAGGCGCAGGGAGCCGTCGCGATCTTCGTAGACGAGAAGCGCACTGAAGCGCGCCGACCGCTCGATGATCTCGTATGCCGTCTCGCCGAGCATGATGTTCTGCTGTGGGATAATCGGCAGGCCCGTCACGTCGCAATTGACCGTGACGTTGTACGGAATCGCTAGTTTCGACGCGATGTCTGCGGCCGTGCAGTTGCTAATCTGGCCGTTCGGCCACTGCGCTGCGCAATCAAGCAGATCCTGGCATTTTCCGCGACCCGTCACACGGATTTCATGCATGTTCGCATTGATGCTAGGAACAACGCGATCGACGTAGCCGCTGACAACCGGATCGAGCCCGATCGTCAGAACGCACTCATCGCCTGGTTGCACGACGACGTCATTGGCCTGCCCCGGAAATAGCTCCGTCATGCCGATCTCGAAGTCGCTCGGAAACCGCTCAATCCCCCGAGTGCAGCGCAGGCTTGTCCATCCCGATAGCATGTAGTTGCCTATCGAGAGCAGGATTCCGTCGTCAACCATTATTTAGCTTGAGAGAGCATTGAACTGCGTAGGCATAAATGCCGGATGAATCGGATTGGCCTGCGCGACCAGTTCGTCCGACCGTGTGGAATCTCGATATATCCGGTTCGCAAGCCCGAGTGCAGGCAACGTCGTGCCGAAGCTGAACGTCGTGATCGCAGCCAGTCCAGAGCCGCGCGCGTCGAGATCCGCGACAACCGATTGCCGAAGCGTTCGTAGCGACATATAGACGGCGTCCTCGCCCTGATCTGCAGCGACCTGAATTTCGCTGTCGATCAAGGCGGCGACGCTGTCACGCATCGACGAGGCGTCATCAGCCGATGAGGGCTGATATGTTGATGACGAAATCGCGATTTGCGCGACCGTCGCTCGGCGAAACAGGTCTGCGCACGCACCCTGCATAGTTTGCTGCGCAACGGCGATTTGCGATGATCCCACGACCTGGGTCGGGTTGAATTGAATCAGGCTCGACAGCAACCGGATGGCATCAGCGGGTGAAGAAGCCGATGCTGCAAGCGCCGAAACGAGGCCCTGAGCAGCGTTCGCAAACGTCGTCGGATCGCTTCCGACGTTCGCCGCAGCCGCCGTAAGCACAGCACCGGCCGTCGCGACAGCTGCTCGATTCGACGTATCCGCAGAGATCAAACTTGCTGGAGTCGCCGTTGACGCGGCCTTCTGATTTGATCCTGCATATCCGGAATTCCCGCCGCCGAAGAGGCGCCCAAAATTTCCCGATAGCGTCGAAAGCGAGTTCCAGAACCGCTTAACGTCGTGGACGAGTGTATTGACGACCTGATACCACCCGACAGCGGTAGAGACGGCCGCCTTAACTGCTGCCGCACCCGCCGAAATCGTCGATGCAATTCCGGAAATGAAACCTGCCAGCGATGCCGAGTCCACTGCCTCCGCCGCATCGGCAATCGCACCGCTCGTTTGCTGCTGTGCTTTTGGATACAGTCGATCACCGCCCCGAGCGAATACAAGCCGGAGCTCAACGACTCGCCCACGATCCCATGACGAGCCGATTTCTGCCTGCAGGCAATTGACCTTCAGCGTCCCATATGTCGGATGAACAAGCGTCCCGAGTCCTGGCGATTTCGTATTGCCGACCGTACCACCCTGGATTGCTTTGATCAGGCGATCTCGTTGAGAGAGAACGTCGCCGCCTCCATAGACAAGGCTATTCTCGACAAGAAAGGCTTGGACTCGAAAAACGTTCGTTTGCAGACCGAGATCTTCGATCCATGGCATCGTCTCCTTGTTCGGATATTCATGGATCGCATTGCGGCGCCCGAACGTTCCACTCTCAGCCAGCACCGCAAAAGGAACATCGTTATAGCTGGCCTTGCGCAGCTTGCTCCAGTACCCTCCTCCATTGAACAGATTGGCAAGAGACTCGACAGCAGACGCAACCCCTCCAATGCTGCCGATCGCATTGCCGACGGTGGATACGAAGCTCATACGGGTGGGCCTGTAACGTTTGATGTGCTAACACGCGCAGCTGCTGTCGTGCCGCCGCTAGCGTGCACGGTCGCTTTTGTGCCCGGTGGAGCGTTCGGGATGTCGACCTGAACATGAACCTTGCCATCGATCGCCGCGGCCATCTGACCTCGGCGAGCCGCCTCACCGACAGCATCCGCCGGACGCTCATATAACCGGGATACGATGCTGCCCGCATCTTGTGCCGACGACGCGCCCATCAGTGCTCGACCAGCCTTCTGCTCATTGCCGCGTCGAAGTTCGTGGTCGGCGAACTGAAGCTGCTGATCAAGCGTCGATTTGCGGATGTCGATGCCAAAAAGTTTTTTGAATTCTTCTTGCCGGTCCTCGTGCCATTGCCCAATACCGTATGCGTGGCCGTTGTCTCCCACTGCGTTCGGATCGAATAGACTCTCCTGCCAGAAGTTCGCCGCCAGGCCGGCTGCCTGCTCCTTCGTCCACCCCATTTGCTGCAGCCTGGCGACAACACCAGCGGTTTGCGTGTCGTTTGCAGCGCCTGCGTGTCGACGATCACCTATGGGATCCCCGGTCCATTGCTGTCCAGGCTTGGCTTGATGCAGCTTCAGTTCCTCGTCTTCGCCAGTATTCAGCCCTTTCGAATGAAGCAACGCGAGCACAGCCGCCATGACTGGACCACCAGCTAGCCGCGCGAGTGCCGCGGCAGCGGTCGGGGCCGTTGTCGTAGCCAGAAGCGTCAGATTCGCGATAAGGCTGAGCACACTGGCGAGCGGCCCCGCAAACGAAATTGCTGCGATCGCGATCGCAATCCCCTTCACACCACCGATCGCATCTACGAACTTACCGATCTGGCTAGTTGTCTTGTCCCAATCTACATTGCCAACCCACTTCGCGAACTTCTCGACATATTCAGCTACTTTCGAAGCAACCACATCGCCGTACTTGTCGATGAGCCTACCGACCACATCGAGCACCCGCTGAACGGCCGGCGCGAGCGCTTCGCCGAATGAATACTTGAGGCGCGTTGCTGAAGCTTCGAGCTTCAGCATGTTTTCATTGAACTGCTGACCGCGCGCAAGTTGCTTGTCATCGAAAACAAGGCCCATCGTTTTCGCGCGATTGACGAATTCGTTGATCCCTTTCTCCCCCTTCTGCAACAGTGGGAGCAATGATTCCACGCCGAATACGCCAGCAATCAACCCTTGCGCCTGAACGTTGCCCTTCTGGGCGACAATGGCGTTCGCCACCTCCTTCAATGCGCGCGTCGCGTCGACGGCCCCTTCCTTCGTGCGATGGAGTGTGATGCCGAACTTATGCATCATCACGAGCGCGTCCTGATTGCGCCCGAATGTTGCATCCTCAAGCGTACGACCGAGCGACTTCAAGCTTCCTGTCATGTCTTCAGCGGACAGGCCGGCAAGCTTAGCCGCGCTGCGGTATGCCTGCAGATCCTGCGTCGACACACCGAGAACGCCCGACGTGCGCTGGACTTCCGCCCCCATCCGGCCCCACTCGTTCGCGAGAAGCGCAATCCCGGCGACCGAACCAAGCCCGGCGATGCCAGCGAGCGGCGCCACAACGCTGAGAAGGCTTTTCCCCGCACCGACTGCTGCGTCCCCGATGCTCTTTACGCCCCGAGCGACACGGGTAAGACCGGTCTCGTCACTCAGCCTCTTCAGAGACGAGCCGAAATCGGAAAATGGTTTTTTGATCTTCTCCGTCGCCTCATTCAGTTTCGCTGCAGAGGCAGTGACACGATCAATCGGCTTCGTCACGCGCGCGAGCGCCGCTTCGATCTTCTTGGCGACGACAGATGCTTTGTCTGATGCACTGATCGTAATCTGATACGCGGCACCTGCGCCCATCACGACTCCATTTGCTTTTTGATGCGTTCAGCCTGCCCCAGCCACCAGGCGAGCCGCGAAAGAGGCAACGTCCATGCCTCATGCGGGCCCCAGCGGAAGAAGTAGGTGACCTCGGCGACTATTGATCCGCAGCCGTCGGTCCATCGTCGGTAAAACCCCCGAGATACTCATTCGCCTCCGTGAAGTCACGTTGCGATAGCTTCTCGACGGCAGCTTTCGGCACGCCCGAGATGAGATGGATCAGCATGATGCCGATACCGATGTTCGAAGAGGCCGACATGGCCTTGTCGAGTTCGCCGGCGGTCGGCTCACGCAAATTCAGCGAGGCATAGACGACTTCGGTTTCACCCGAGCCGAGTTTGACGGGCTTCCGGAGCTTGATAGTTTTTTCTTCAGGTTGGCTCATGATTTAGCTCGTCGTCTCCGTGACACTCGGCCCCTCGAATTTGACCTCGACCGTTGCATCGGTCGACTTCACAGTTTGGTCTTCGACGGTCCACATATTGCGGCCAATGATCACCTTTGAATTAGCAAGCTCCGCAACGACCGTGACGTTGTCCATTGCGTTCAAGTCCGCGACGGTCAGACCGCTCGTGTCGCGCAACGTGCCAGAAATCGAACCGACCCGCTTCTTTTCGCTGAAGCCGTGCACGTCATCCATGCCGACCAGCGATTCGCGCGTCACCTTCGACGGGTTGTATTCGAAGTCGCCGACCAGCAGATAATTCTGCCCGTCTACCGTGAGCGTCGCGGTACCGGCAAGGCGGTTTGGGTTTGCCATCTTTGGCTCTCCAGAAATACGAAAGCCGCCCGAAGGCGGCTCTCAATGATTCGGTTGTGACTTAGCTCAGGCTGAACTGCATGAGTAGCGCGAAGATGCGCAGCTGGTCGATGAGCACTGCGGGGTACAGCACATCCACGCGGTTCGGGTTGGTTGAGTTCTGTTGAACGATCAGCCCTTGCGCAAACTGCTGACTCTTTTGCACAAATCCGTCGTATTCGAGCGTTTGATACTGCGCGATCAGATCTGCCTTGATGATCCCGGGCGTAACGATTGCCGAGCCCGGTGCGAAGCGCGTTCCATCGGCCGCCAACTTCATGCGCGCGTATTTGCTCGTAACGACCGACTGCAGTTGCCGCAGCACGTATGCCAGCGTGAACAGCGTCTCGACTTCGAGATAACTGTTGTCGGGTTGGCCGAAGCTGTTCAGTTGATAGGTCGTGATCAGGTTCTCGATCGCGACTGTCCCATCCTGCGCCACCGTGAACGTTGAGATACCGTCCCACAGCAGCGTGTTGCGGTCGGTGAGCGCGAATCGCGACGCCAGCGGCGGAGCGAGGACTGTCGAAAGTGCGAGCGTTTGCAGCGGCCGCGCCGGATCCGCGCGAAGCGCCGATGCTGATGTGCCGGCGACGTCAGCAGCCCAGACCCATGCCGGCGATGGCGAGTCGTAGAAGCCCATCACCGATACGTGCTCATCGTTGCGGCCCGTTCCGAACGTCGTGAGCGCTCCGAGCGTGCCACGATAAGCGGCGAATGCATGTCCATAGATCTGCTTGCTCCAGCTCCAGCGGCCCGTCGTCGAACTGAGAAACGACTTGATCGCATCAAGCGACGTCGAATCCGTGTACGGCATGACGATGAAGTCGAACGGCTGGTCGAGCAGATTCGCGAGGCCGGTAGTAAGAGACGGATTTGTCGTGCCACCGGACATTGCCGTGATCGTCAGCGCCAGGCCGGCCGGCGTCGTTTCACCGCCCGCAGCACCGCGATAGTTCAGGCGGATGTCGATGTCGTTGCCCGCGAGACCCTTGTTCTTCGCCGTGATCGTGACTGTGCTCGTCGAGGCAGTCGCCGTCACCGGCAAATCACCGACGGCATTGATCGCGGCCGCGAGAGCAGTCGCAATTTGTGCGGTCGTCTGCGTTGATGTGACCGAGAGCGTGACGCGCTGACCGGCGATGTAAGTGTTCAGCGTGCCATTTGCCGTTGCGGCTGCCGTGATCGCGATCGAGCCGGAAGCCGCGATCGCAGCCGGATCGTCGGCGAGCGGCAGATACCACACTTCGCCGAAGGGGTCAGCGGCGCGATACGCGGCCGTCATCAGCGCAAGCATCGAGCCCTGGCCGCCGATGGTCTTCGCTTCCGTCGCGCCCTGCGAGATCTGAGGCGTATTGGGCGTGCCAGTGCCGCTCGACGTCATCTGGCCGATGATGAGCGCGCGCTGCGTCGTCGCGCCGGTGTTCGCCTTGCTGTTGTCCAACTCAGCATAGAACAACGGCACCCGCAGATTGCTGGGGATGTTTTTAAAAGCGATGGTCATGCAGCTTCTCCAAAACAAAAACCCCGCCGAAGCGGGGTCTCAGTCGCGAGGTGGTGGATGGGTTACGAGGCGTTGGCCTTCAATTGCTTCTCGGGTGCGGTGCCATCCACTCGGATTGCATCACCATCGTTGATTCGTCGAATCCAATACAGGTCAAAATCGTCGACCGCATGGCCTTCGTCTGAGATGAATTCTTTCGTGACCGGATCACGAAGTTTGATACCGGGCGCTGGCTTTACGATCATGGTCGTTCCTTATTGCGGGAGCGTTATGGTCAGCCCCGGTTCGGTTGTACCTTCGGGCTGCGGGATCCCCAAGCTCACCTCAGTCAGAGGCACCCCGGGGATCGGGAAGAAGTCCTCCGGCCCTTGATAAAACTTCACCTCGATTTGCATCGAGAGCTCGGCCATTGGCATCGAGCCTTCTGAGCTCGACATCAGGTCGGACTCGACGGATGTGAACTGCTCAATCCGTTGGCCGCCATTCGGATCAGCCCAGATGGCCGGATTGTTGATCAGCGCCATCTCAATCTGCGCCTTCAGCCGTTCTGCGGCCATCAGCGCATCTGCCGCGCCGAGATCACCGGCGCGCGCCGGCGACTTCGTACGCGCCGTGATGTCAACTGTCGTGAAGACATTGAACTCTGGGACATTTGGTCCAAGAGATTCCTTCCGTTCTCTCCTCGCATGCACGAGGATCGCGGGATATGCATCACCTGCTGTCGGCCAGTCGAACGGCGAATAGACCGCCTGCCCTGCATCCGTCGCCCCCTTGAGTGCCGTCACAAATAATGCACGAAGGTCCGCCGATGTGGTCACGGAGAACTCACCTTGCTGAGAAGTAGTTTTGCGCCGCCGCGGCTATCCAGACGCACTTCCCGGACAACGAATGTCGTATTGACGCTCGCCACTGAAAGCATGTCGTTTTGAACAGGAATCGCGGGGAACTGAGACAACTGGACGCCGAGGACGGCCGACACTTCCGTTACGCCTGACGATGCATCCTCGAACATCACTTCCTTGAGATACGCATTGTCGAATACGCCGGTGATCGACAGCGAGCCGCCGGCGAGCGGCCGGTAGGTGATTGGCTCGCCGAAAACACCCATCAGCGGGCCGATCACCTCGGCATTCCAGTTGATGGGCATTACGACCCCGCGCGGCCGCTTGCCAGAACTTCGGGGCGCGTGCACAAATACAACGGGTATGCATACGCCTCCATCTTCCACCACATGCGGCGATCGCGATCGATGATCGGGAGCACGTACACCGGCGCGCCGGGCTGGTTGATGAACTCGGCCGATTCGCCCGGCGCCATCACTTCCTGGAAGATTCCGGGAGCATTGACCGGGAAGAACTTGACCTTGTCGTCAGCAATCTTGACCGATGTGTTGTCGTCCGAGCCGCGGTAGTTGACCCACGTGATGCCGTCGAAATCGAACGAAGCGAATGCATCGCCGAACGAGTCATCGCGGATGTCGCGCGCACCTTCCCAGTTCAGGAACGTGCGGATCACGTCCGGATGGTTCGAGAACTGGTCGTAAAACACGTCGCCGCACAGCGCCATGATACGCGTCTGGTTGGTGAATGCGCCTTGCGCCTTGCGGGCCATGTAGCGCTTGACGCCGTTGATGATCGGCCGCAGGCTGTTGGCGGTTGCCGCCGAGAGGTTGAACGGCGTTTCGGTGGCTTGCGTGATCTGGAACTCGTCGAACCAGTTGTACAGAACGCTGCCGTCCTTCGGGTCGAGAACGAGGCCCTGCACTGCTGCCAGGCGAAGATATTCCTTCGTGTATTCGACGCTTGCCAGCAAGCCGGTCGGGCCGGCGAGACGGCGGGCCACTTCGCGCTCCAGTTGCATCGGTACGGTGACGATCTGGCCCGTCGGACCCTCCGGGAATTCGCGGATGTTTTGGATTTCGTACGTGTAGATCGTATCGTCGTGCATCAGACGCGGCACGTCGAAGTAGCGCATCTTGCGCTTTTCGGTCGTGCGCTGCGTGCCTTCCGAACCACGCTCGCTGAAGCCGATCAGCTTCAGGGTACCGGTACGCTCTTCGACCGATACGGCCGTCGTGCGGATCGGATTCGGGTCGAAGATGTTGAGGCGCCCCAGGGCACCCGGTTGGTAGGGATTGCGTTGCACACCCTGCGTGAGGGTCAGCGCGCTGAATGCGTCGCTGTTAAAAATGTCAATGATTTCGCCAGCCATGGCTTGTTCCTTGAAAAAAGAAAAGCCGCCTTGCTGGCGGCCTCAACGCGTTCACGAAAGCCGCTCGAAGGCGGCGTCTGGTCAGGTGGCGTTATCGCGGCAGGATGCCGATTGCCTTCAGCTGAGCGAGGGCAGCCGTGATAGCTGCGGCGCTCATGCCCGTCGGCCACACCAGCTCGGAAGCGTTCACCTCGGCGAGACGGGCAACGACCGCGCAGGGCTTGTCTGCGGTCGTAACATCCTTCGTGGCGAACAGAATGCCGCTTGGGATCTGAGAACCGTCCGTGTTGGCCGGATCGAAGGGCTTGTACTTGCCCGAGCCAGCCGCGACTGTGACAGCGAAGCTGTCGCCCGGAACGAATGCCGTGCCGCCAGCCGTGATCGTGAACGACAGGCCACCCGCCTTGAAGGCGACACCGGTCGTCCCGTGACCGACTTCCGCGCCGAAGGGATCGGACACGATGAAGTGCGTCGCGTCGTCGAACTCGACAGCGTAGACGCCCACCTTGGCGGCGTACCCGGCGGCGGTCAGCGAGCCCAGCGTACCGTTACCGACGTTCGTGCCGCCGGCAGCCGACGTGACGCTCGGATTACCCGGAGTAGCGGTAGCGGTCACCGTGAAGGTATCGTTTGCGGCGAACGCGGTACCGCCGGCCGTGATGGTGAATCCGATACCGAGAGCACTGAATGCGACCCCCGTCGATCCAGTTGCAGTCTGGCCGTCTGGAGCGGTGACGGTGAATGCCGTCGCGGCCGTGAAAAGAATGTTGTAGACGCCGATCATCGTTGCCGGCGAGGCCTGCGCCGTGATCGCACCGAACGTGCCGTTGCCGGTATTCGCGCCGAGCGCGGCAGCGGTCGCCGTCACGGCGGACGTGACGGTTCCGAGAACGGTGCCAGCCAGCACCTTGGCACCGCCGGTCAGCGTGCCTTGATCGATGGACTGGTGGCCGTTCGCTTGCGAGACGAGAAAGCCGCCGTTATGGAAAGTCTCCTGAAACGGCGTGTAAGTCGGGTTACCCATGGTTCAGTTCCTTTGGGGCAGAAGGTTAATCAGCGACGGGACGGGTTTGCAGCCTTGAGGTTCTCGTCCCAGCGAGCCGCCAAAGCCTGCTGACGAGACGGCTTGGCACCGCCGTCGGCGCCAAGGCTCGGATTGCGCGCGGCGCGGTTCGAATACGCTGCGGACGTCGCCGCCGGCGTGCCTTCCAGCGTGGCGATCGCTTCGGCGCGCGTCATGCGCGTCTTGAATGCCAGGTTGGCAGCAAGAACCGGATTGCGACCGGCCGCCTTCGAACCCATGATCGCCGCGCAGCGCGCCTGTTCGCGTCGACGCGCACGAGCGGCCGAGCTCTTGCCGCGCATCTCGCCTTCGTCGTCTTCGGCATCCGGATCGCTGTCGTCGTCTTCTTCGGCGTCCGGATCCTTGTCGTCGTCTTCTTCAGCGCGTTTGCCCTTCTTGCCCTTGCCCGAGTCGTTTTCGACTTCGTCGTCTTTCTCGTCCTCGGCATCGGGTTTATCGTCGTCACGCTCTTCAACGCGACGACCTTTCTTGCCCTTCGAATCGCCGCTGTCGCGGTTGTCGCGGTCCTGCTCGTCCATCTCATCGTCTTCCGCGCGCTCATCGTCTTCACGATGGTCTTCGTCGTCGGCACGGGCGCCGCGGGACGTGATACCGGCGAGATGGGCGAACGAGAGCCCGCGCGCCGCGAGGGTGCGAATCTTCATGTGTGAAACCTCTTGGGGTTGGGATATGTCAGCCCAGCTCGGCGAGCAGGGAGCGAAACGCTTCGTCGGGCGCCATCACGGCGTCAGCGAAGCCGATCTCAACGCCTTCAGCGCCAAGAAAGGTGGTCGCCTGCGTGCCACGCACAGTGGCTACAGACAGTTTGCGGTTGCGTGCAACCGTCTTCACGAAGAGCTCTCCCATCGCGTTGACGTCAGCCTGATAGCGCGCGAGCGCTTCATCAGACAGCGGATTGAACTCGTTGCCGTCGGCTTTGCGTGCGCCGTAGTGAATCATCGTGACGGCGATGCCTTCCTTGGCTAGGGCCTTGGAAAAATCAACGTGAGCACAGATAACCCCGACCGACCCTGTTCCGCCCGTGCGCGGCACCGTGATCTTGTCGGCCGCGCTCGCGATCGCGTACGCCGCAGAGTAGGCGCTCTCGGAGAGCACCGCCCAGATCGGCTTCTTGCCGCGCGCGCTGTAGATCGCGTCGACCAGGTCGAAGCAGCCCGCGACCTCGCCACCGCCACTGTCGATGTCGAGCATGACAGCGCGCACCGCAGGGTCTTCTAGCGCCATGCTCAGATTCGCGCGAATCCCGTCATATCCTGTCATCCCGCAGGTCGGGCGCATATATCCCGATTTCTGAACCAGCGTGCCAGAGATCGGAATGACCGCCACGCCCTGCACGACGTCGTAATAGCGATAGTCGGGTTCGTCGTCACCCTCATCGAGACCGAACTCGCTGAGGGCCAACGTCTGGCCGTTCGCGCGGAACAGCTTCGTGATGCCAAACCGGTCGGCGAGCGCCGCCATAACCATCTCAGCCTTTGCGGGTGTGATGGCGAGCGGCGTGTTGAAGAGTCGCTGAGCCAAGAAAGGAAGGTTGTTCATAATTCCTGATCTGCTGCAGTGCGTTTGGCGGCGAATTGAGCTCGAGTCCGATCAGCTTGTGCCGCGCGCAGTTCAGGCGTCCATTTAGCGCGCTGCGCAACTGAATGCCTCGCTTTCCACTCCGGGTCGGACATGGTTTTCTTGAGCCGCTCCTTGTGCGCGGCGATGCGTTCCGGCGTCATTTGCAATCGAACCTGCGCGGCGCGCGCCGCACGCCTTTCCGGCGTCCAAACTTCAGCCTGCTTTGCCCGCTGACGAGCAAGCATTTCGGGCATGTTTGCAAGCTCGGACCTTCGAGCACGTTCTTCTGGCGTTTGTCGGGCAGCCGTCTTTGCGGCGAAGGCCGCTCTACGCTCAGGAGTCCACCCGCTCTTTACTTTCTCACTGAGGTGCCTTCTGTACTCAGAGGTCATTCGCGCGGATTGGCGCTGTGACATCCCGCGCCTCTGCGTCTCTGAAACTTCGATACCGGGAGAACCCTCGCCGCCATCTGTCTGATTGGTCAAATCACAACCTGCAGCGCGATAGTGTGCGATCCAGAACTGCTCACGCTCGGCCCAGTCGGCGCCAGCTGTCGCGACACACTCAATGACCGGCTCGAACCCAGCTGCCATGAGCCCGGCAATCCAGCAATCGCGATGTGTTCTCTTCGCGGCGCTTCGGAGCATGTGCGCGCTCAGCCTTCGAGCGAGGGTCTGCACTGTTTTTCCTACGTACCGAACGGCACCCGTGCGCGGATCACGAAGCACATAAATCTTCGTTTCTTTTTGCATTCTTGCCAGGGCTGAAACGAAAAACGCGCCCCCATAGGGCGCGTCAACGATTATTGTGGTTGAGGCTCTGGCTCCGGCTTGCTCGCCTCCGCTGCCGCGACCTGGCCGGCCCAACTAGGCGGCTCGACGCCGGCCTCTTTGAACATCCTTAGCTCGATGGCGCGCTGCTGTATAACTTCTTCGTAGTCCAGGCCTTGTTCTGCGGCTTCTCGCTTCAGAGTACTCAGTCCGGCATCCATTCGCATTACCGATCCGCTCGCCTCTTTCACTGGATCAACCCAACCGCGAGCTACTCCAAGCCAGTCACAACGCGAATATGCTGTGGCGGCTTCGATGAAATCCGGTGCGCCATTCGGCAGAACATCGTCGAGGTCCCCTCGCTCCATCGCCTCCTGCAGCCACGTCGCGAACAATGGGGTCGCAGAGCCAACCTTGAATTCAGCATTGCGCCGGCTGAGCGTCTTCCAGCTTTCGAGCAGCGCAGCGCGCGCGCTCGAGTAGTTGGTTTTGCTCCAGTCCTGGGTGATCTGCTCCGCGGAGACGCCGAGGGCAGCCGCGATCGAGCGCAGCATTTCGTGGGCAAATTCTCCGAACCCGCTATGCGGATGCGCCGCCGCGACTTGCTTGATCTCTTCGCCGGGTGCGAGCGTGGGAACGCGAACACCATTGAGCATGGCGGGACGCTCTTTGGCCCAGTCAGCGCGCAACTCCTGGTAATAGCCGATTTCCTGCTCAGCGCCATCGGAATCCATGGCGGCTTCGATCATCGCCGGATCGTATGGGCTCGTGACGTACGTGCCGAAGATCGTCGCGACGGTCGCAGCCTGCAACTCGACGCCGTAGTAGCGGGCGAGCATCTTCGCGTGCGCGAGAACTGGCGTGAACACGCCGATGCCGCGGCTCTGCCCGGCGCGGTCACGCTCGAAATCATGGATCACGCGGCGCCAGCCGTCTTCATCCTCGCGCTCGACGCGCTCCCATTCCATCGATTCGGCTGCGTTGTACCAGTCGTTCTGGTGCGCCTTTCGGATGTGATACGCGATCGGCACGCCGTCGTCGTCAATCTCGACGCCGCCGCGCAGGTACTTCGTATCGACCATCTGGTACGGATTCGACAGCCGGTCAGGATCGACAACAAGGAAGGACGTCGCATACTGAGCAGCGCCCCTGCCAACGCGCTCAGGCTTCCAGTACGAAACGAAGAGTGCCTCGCCGTCGACAAGTTTGTGACGCAGCCCGAGTCGCAGTTGCTGTGAGATCGTGAGTTGACGCGATACATCGTTGTATCGGCCGAGATCCTCCGAGTACAGGCGCCACAGAGCTTCGACAGCCTGCCGGAAATCGTCCGCCCAACTCGCGTCAAACCCCTTCGCGAACCGGCGCAGCACACGCCAGTCTGGACTCGCCGACAAACGCAGATGCGCTCCGACGGTGTTGTCCAGAATGCGGGTGACGCCACCGCTCGCCCATCCGTCATTCCGCGCGAGATCGCGCGAACGCGCAACCATCTGGTCGCGGTACAGGTTGATTTCCGAATCCGGCGAGCGGATCCACGGGAACCAGTTGCCCATCTCGGGCGACGTCAGCGACGCAGCCTCGTACGGAAACAGGCTGGAGTATGGTGGCCGCGCAAACGCGGGCGGCCCTCCTTCTACGGAATCAGCGCGCGCACGACCGCCGGCCGGCATGTCCCCGAAGGGCCTGCCAGAAGTGTCGACGATAAGTGATGGCATTTAGAACAGAATCCTGCGTGCGCGGTGATAGTGCGGAATAATCGCGAGAGCCTTCTGCAGCATCTGAATGCTGCGCATGATCTGCGCGAGGTCGCTTTGCTGATACGTGACCGATTTCGTACCGTCGCCCTGGTTGTAGGTGGCGCTCACGAGCTTCGCACCCTGCGACAGGTCAAAGTAGGCAGCCTGCAGCGCCGCCAACCTCGACTGCATATCCGCAGTGCTCATTCCATCCGTGATAGCCATTTCGTTCCTATGCGAGTCGACCCGTCAGTTTTTTTCGCGCTGGCTTGGCCTCGACCGTTGTTGCCACTGGCGAAGGCTGTGCAACCGGCTGCGCCGCAAGTTGCGCCACCCATGCTTGCTGAGACGCGTCGTAATCAAGCGGCTGCGCAACGAGATCCGCACGCCGGTTCAGCTTCAGACCCAGATGCGTCAGTCCGCAAAGCGCGGCATACGCATATACACGGCAGTCGAGCGCTTCGTTAGCGCGGCCCGACGGCAATTCCCACACCCGATACTTCTGGCCGCCCGAGATCTTCACGACTGATCGTTCCGACGTGAGCTGCTCGAAGTAGCCGATGTCGCGATCGTTCGGGAAGTGCATATAGCCCGCGCCTGGCTCTTCGACGTGCAAGCGGTTTCGGATCGTGTCCTTCGCCGCGTTGACGCCGATGATCACCGGCCGGAAAGACGCTTTCGTCTTTCGCGTTGGTCTCTTCACAGGCCAGATCGGATTACGCTTGCCGCTGACCGCCGATTCACCCTTGATCGCCCACACCTTGCGGCCGAGACGCGCCTTCGAGAAGTCGTAGACTTTTTGCGTATGATGGCCGCCGGAGTCGATACAGACGGCCATCGCCTCGAACGGCCGGCCATCCGCGCGATGCCAAATGCGATTAAGCAGTGCATCGAGCCGTTCCCACGGATCCGGTGTTTCCATGTCGCCTTCGATCACCTCATAGGCGATCGACCAGCTTTCTTCATTGCGTCCCCAGCCAACGACCTCGACTTCGAAGCGATAGTCCTGCGTGTCGATGCCGATCGTGATCACCGCGACGCCGTCCGGCACTTCCGCCGCCCAGCGCTCACCTCGCGCAACGAGCGCCTCGAGGCGCAGCACCTTGCCCGAGTTCGGGCGATACGGCATGCCGGCCTGAGTGTTCCACCAGGTCTGCTTCTTCTCTTCGTCTCCCTCGGCCTTCAGCCATTTCGCAGCGATGTCGGACGGCTTGTCCTTCTGCCACGGGCTGTACAGCTTGCTCGCTTGGAAACCAGCGTGCTCGTTGTCAACCTTCCATTCGCCGCACTCCGGACACTTGGCGCGATATACGGCATGGCGATCACTTTCCCACCAGTCCCATACTGACTCGATCGCCGCAGCAGACGTGGCCTCACGTGAATCCTCGGGGCCGCGCCATGCACGCTCGTAGGCATCAAGCGGTACATGTCGAGCGCCGCAGCACTCGAACGGCCGTGTTTGATGCCAGCGTGCCGTTTGCAACGCGCGAAGACGATCGCCCTCCGACCAGATCTGTCCGCACGACTCGCACGAGATGCGGGCCGTCTTCGGGAAGTGCTCGACGACATTGCCGCTTTCATCGCGGCGCTTGTCCCAGTCGACATGCTTGAAAAAGTCCGGGAACATCCGGTGCCCGCAGTGCGGACATTCGATCGATGCTCGTCGCTGATCCGATTCCTTATAGCTGGCCTCGATTCGGCTCTCGTCTTCGACGGTCGGCGAGCACGCACGGATCGATAGCCAGTTGACGCCGAACGTAGCCGTCCGCTCTTCGGCCAGCGCGATCGGCTCGCCTTCACGCGTGACCGGGTATTTGTCGACCTCATCGGCCAGAATGACCCGAACCGGCCGGCGCGCCAGGTTGTCAGGACTACCCGCGCCGGCCAAAGCCAGAAAGCCGCCAGGGAACGCCTTGAACAGTAGCGTCTCGTCCGCATTGCGAGTCTTGCTCGTGCCAACGAGCTCGCGCAGTGCTGGCGTTACGCGGATCAGCGGACTGATCCGCTCCTTACTGAATTGCTCGGCCGCGTCCTCTTTCGGCTGCAACAGAAGGATCGGGCACGGGTCCAGATGCGCGAAGTAGCCGAATACGTTCTCCAACAGAGCCGTCTTCAGCAACTGCGTGCTCACCATCGTCGTAATGACGTGGACGCCCGGTTCGGTAACAGCGAGCATCGGCCCACGCGCCACTTCGACCGTGGCCGTCTCCCAGTTCCCCGAGGTGCTGCCCGCTTCCTTCGCAAGCTTGCGATACCTGTCGGCCCATGCCGGCACGCTGATACGAGGCGGTGGCGTCCAAGCTCGACGCACCGACGCGCGCAGTCGGTCAGCCTTCTCGCTCGGAGAAGTTAGCTTCCGGCTCGCCGAGTTGGGCAATTTGCTTGTGGACATGCGCGGTTAGGGTCTCGACAACTCGGTCGGCCTCGACGCCTAGTTCGGCTGCCAAGATGGGACCTACCCTTGTCGGCCAGTTAAGCCACGCATCGCGCTGCGCCCGGAACTCCTCAAAGAGGATTGCTGTTGCGGTATCCAGCTCGACGAGCGACCCGGACTTGCGTTCGTATTCGAGCTGCGCCATCAGCCCGAGATAGTTCTCTTTCAGACAGCGCGCTTCGTCGAAATCCAACAGCTCGACACCGCTAGACAGAATCCGATTTGCAGCCTCTCCGGCGCTCTCGCCGGCTTCGAGTGTTACCTCTTTCGCTGCCTGGGTAACAGATTTGCGTTTGTTACCCTTCGGGGGTTGGGTAACACTTTGGGTAACATCCGGCACGCCGTCTCGGCGGTACCGTTTGAGCAATTTGTTGGACGCGTCGACATTGACGTCATCGCCGTCAAACACAAGCCAGCCGCGCTCCTTCCACTTTGTGACCGTCTTCCGACTGACTCCGTGGAGTGCCGCGAACTCGCTCTGATTCATCGCACGATCTGTTACCTGTTACCCAAATTTCGAAACTCGTAGCTGGTCGAAATTCGCGAGTCTTCGCTCCCGCCCGGAGCAAATGCCCCCGGAAGGACCCTGAAAGTCAAAAGCATGCTTTTCACCAGAATGGCGCACGCGGCGCACCTGCCCCGGTCCGCGCGGGTTAGCGCTTCGACGCGATGAACGCGAGTTCGTGCTTCAGGATTTGCGGGAACTTCTCACGAATCTTCTTCATCAGCGCCTTCTGCACCGCGTCATTCGCGAGCGATTGCGGGATCGATGGGCCAAACAATTCTTTGATCGGCAAGCCCGTGCGGACGACCTTGCCGTTGCGCATGACCTTCTTGTGCGTCTTGCCTGTGCGCTCGAAAACGCCTTTGTGGCCGTTCCGCATCGTTGCGATGAACGCGTGACGCAGAACGGTTCGACCAGCCTTTACTTGCACGCTTACACCGCCCTTGCCTTGTCGCGCGCTGTAATTGATCAGCGCAACTGGGCGCCCGGTCGATTTCAGCACAGCAACCAGATTGCCACGCGACGCTTTCTGGACCATGAACGAGCTTTTGATCGCGCTCGACTTAATGTTGTAGCCAGCCGAGCGCACTTCCTGGGCGGCGGCCGTTCGGGCCTGCATCGCCGTCTTGTTCAATGCTCGCACAACGGCTTTCTGTTGCTCGCCAACGTAGCGCGTCAGGCTTGCCGTCACGCCCCTTACATCGGCTCGGACGTCCAGTTTGAGCATTTCAGGCAATCAGCCGTTTCAGCCACGCGGCCGGCAATACATCGGGTCCAGGATCAGCAACATAGAGCGGCACATCGACCATCATTCGAGACGGCAGGCCGGGCGCGAAAGCGGTCACGCTCACGAGTGCGATGGCGTTTTCCGGCAGAAGAGCAGGATCGACAGTCGCGTCCGCGATGATCGCGGCCACCTTGCGCTTGCCGTTCAGCCAAAGCGGAGAACGCACAAGCGCAGATTCCGCAAGCAACTCGTCAATGCTGAAACGTAGGGCGTTCGCATCTGCCTTCTTCGGGGAACGCGCCATCTCAGCACCAGAAATAAAAACGCCCGGAAGTCCGGGCCGAAAATCGATCGCTCGACACGAGGAGATCCAACGCAGCCAGAACGCCAAAGCAAAAAGCCCGACGACCTTTCGATCATCGGGCTTTCTTTGGGCGCACCTCGCCGTGCAAGAATTCTTGCCCAACGAAAAGGGAAATGCAACCCCTTTTCGCGAAATATTTTAACTCGGGACTTCATCACCGAATTTCGCCGCCACATAGCAGCGCATCGCGGCCTCGAGCGGGGTCGCGCCCGTGGAGAGGTGCTCACCGTGAAGAAGGCTTGCCTGCCAGCAACGTTCTCCCGGGAGGAATGTCCTCAACTGAGCAAGCGGCCGCACGCCGATCTCGGAGCGCTCGATTATCGGGCCGCCGAGCACCCAGCTTTCGGACGGATTGAATTTGAAAAGATCATCTCGGACGCACATATTCTCAACACTGTGCGGCTGAGAGCGGATAACAAGGCGTGATGCCTCAATATTCTCTGCGCTCGCAACCCAGTAATCTAGCTGTGCCCCGCTCAGTTCACTGACTTTCATCACCGGTTTCCGTAGTTCTTATGTGCTCGATGAAATGCCTCCCTTTCGGACCGCACCGATCGAATATGACGGCGAAGATGTGCAACATGTAACGCTCATGTCCGACGCCAGCTCGATCAGTATATCTGACAGGCTGCCCCGTGATGAGGCTCGTTCGATCCATCGCGCTCGGATGAAGGCATAGCGCCATGCCCGGCTGAGGAATCGCGATAGGCACACCCTTACCTTTGGACGCCGGCGGCCGCGCGTTTCGGTCGTAGTATTGGCAATTGATGCAGAGCTTCATGCCGTCTCCCCGATCTTGATCAGATGCTTCGAGAGGAGCATCGGCAGAAGCGCATCCTTCGCCGCCTGGTATGTCGCGTGCTGAGCGCCAGCCCGAATGCTGCTCCAGACGTCACGACCGCATTCCTTGTTGCGCATGCTCACGGAGATCGCCGCTCGGTGCTCCGCTGCCAACTTGTCGACACAGAGCTGTACCTGTTCCGATTGCCGGTCATCGGCCCACCGGTATGCGATCTCGTCGTCCTCTTCGTCCGTAGTCGGCGTCACATAGCCGCGACACGTCCTGTCTTCCGGGCGGTAGTAGTGCGACAAGGTCTCCGCGTGCGACTGCCGGACCTGCCAACGGTACCAGGTAAGCAAGAGTTCTTCGATTTGTTGGCTCTGATCGGGCGTCATGTCCATCCTGTCGTCGTATTTTTTACACCGCCGCATTTCGTAGACGTCCAGTGCGGCTTTCTGGACGCCCAGTAAGCAAACGTATTTCGTCGTCCGCATCCAGCAATGTCGCTCGAGTTCGCGGCAACCAAGGCACGTCCGGGCCTGCTTTTGCTCGAGCACGATGGCTGGATCTCGGAAGTCGCCGCGCCTCACTTCGCCCCCGCTGCGGCTCGATACTTTGAATATGGGCCACGGATATACCGCTCAAAACGGGCTTTCGCATGGGGATCGTAATCGAGGAATGCTCGGCTCTCGACGCAGCAGCGCGCACGAATAAACTCGGCCGCATCGTCTGGCGTATTGGCTGGTTGACCCGTCGCGCGCATCCAGTCGAGGAATTCCGGTTCATTCGCCCAGAGGCCGGCCAGTTTTGCCAGCGGGCCGCCTTTCGGTCGTTGGATCGCGCCCATCACGGCATCACCCGGAAAGGGATGCCCCAATACAGCATCCAGTCGATAAGCGACTCGCGCAGAGCGACGCCGCGTGGAAATGAAAATTCGATTTCCCCGTTGTCGACTTCGCGTCCGACGACCGGGCATTCCGGAAACGACACCAGACGGTCACCGGACGCCGCGTCGATCCGGCTCGCCGCGATCGCCTTCAGCGGAGCAGGAACCGACGACAGCTCAATGCATGCGACTTCTCTCACTCGTCACCTCCGACGTTCCATTCGAAATCGCCGCTCGCCAGAAACGGCGCCAGCGTTTTCGCGTTCCAGTTCACCGGCACCTCTACCGGATATGTGCCATCCGGATTCCATGCGTGCGGCGCAGCTTGATCACGGTATTTGTCCGGCACAATCACGTCTGCATATATCCAGGCCGTCTCCGGTTTCGACGGCGTGCCGCGACGCATAGGGCCGCGCAATCGCACGGCGCGGCATTCGAACGTCGCGTAGTTCTCGCGTAGATAGCGCCAATGACGCACCGCCGGCAGAGACATCTTCACGACAAGTCGCACACTTCCTCCGTCAATCCCATCTTTCGCGCTCGTACCGGCACCCATTCGTTGTATGCTCCGAAAAAAACGTTCGATTTCTGCCAGCGCGGAGCCTTTCCCTGATCAAGCCACGCATGACACCAAAAGCACCCCGGCACCGTTCGTTCGTGGCTCGCCTTGATTCCCATTCCCTTGCCTGCGGCGAGGCTGTTGTCATGGCAAGGCACGACGGTGTCGTCCATCGGATTGAGGCGGCAGACGCCGGGAACGCGCAAATAGCAGGGCTCGCCGCGGCAGGCCGCGAGATACTTCGAGCCTTCAGCAACGGTCGGTCTCTTGATCCGGCTCTTAATCTCCGTCCGGCGTTTGAGCGTCGAACTCGACGCGAGATTCTTGAACGGTGAGCTTTCGCGGGAGAACCCGCCGGACTTCAGCGGCGTTTTTCGCTGCAGCGGCGTAGAGCGCTTCACGCGGCCTCTGCTTCTCGAGCCAACAGCACTTCGTCCGAAAGCACCGGCATGTCTCCGGCGAGGCCGACCAAATGCCGCGCCTGGTACACGCGCAAGCCGAGGCCGCGCGCGAGCGCCTGCTCGACATTCGCGCCTCGGGATCGCTCCCAGCCAGGCAGAAGGGCAACCCCGTCGCAATCGACGAGCTGCTTGATGTCCGCGCGCATGCAGGCGAGCCAATCCGGACCGGCGTCAGGATTGATTTCCGCCGGATTGACGATCTCGAAGCCGAGGCCCCGAAGGCGTGACGCTTCCGCGCGGAATGCGGGGAAATTGAGATCGGCATACCCGCTCATTGGGCCAGCGAGATAGAGCCTCATGCCGGGACCCCGAAAATTGCCGCCGCGGCGATGTCGCGCTTCATCGGCCGGTTCTCGCGCCTCTGCGCATTCGCACGGCGACGCGCCATCACTCGCGTGTATTCGTCCGGCCGATTCTTCTTCAGGTCGTCCATCCGGTCGCGCCACTTCTGCCCCGGCGTGCGCGCGATAGGCCTCGTCGCGTCTTTCCCCTGCCCGAGCGCATAAACGCGCGCCGGGTATCCGCTCGACTCGAAACGCTCCCAACGAGAGATATGGCTCTTCCCCTCCGCATGGAGCGCGTTGAGGTGCTTCATCACGGTTCGGCGCGAGAGACCGGTCTTCGCCGAGAGCTCCACCGATTCCATCGGACCATTGGACAGAGTGCGCAAAATCGCCATCTCGTTCGGATGTGCTGCATGCGCATTTTTGTTCGGACGCTCGCCGAGCCCCATAGCCAAGCCGTGGGATACGACGGAGTGATAGCTCCTGCCTCCGAACAGATCGAGGTATTGCTTCAATGGCCCGTCTGCGACCCATACACGACGGAGGTCGGCTTCCTGTGCCTCCGTCCATTTCCGCCATTCCCGCTTGCCTTCCATCAGAATTCCTCCTCCAATCATTTGATTTCGACGATCTGCAGGCCGCGCGCGGCCATCAGGTGACGCTTGATGCGGTATTCAGCGGTGATGACGCCCTTCACGTCTTCGATCACCGTTTTTCCTTTTCGCTCGTAGACGAAGTCCGCGACGTAGCGGAGCGCTGGCTTCGTACGGCCATTGATGACCACCGGGTCTGCAAGCACGAAAACCACTTGGCGCTCGAGCTCGGTGATTTCGCCGGCGTCACGCTCCCGGCAAAGCTGGATCCATCGATCGCGCTCGCGCCGGCTGTCGAACGTGATGCCATCGAACTCGCAGCGTTGATTCCGGTATTTCGATGGCTTCGCGGGCTTCTGCATCGACAGCGGCACCGGTCGGCCCGCATCGACGCCGTCGGCGACGTCATCGAAACCGGCGTCGACCTGCGGCCGGTTGCCAATAGCGTCGAAGATGGCCTTCTGGGCTGCCGTCATCCTCGGCCGGCCGTCATCGCTCACTCGGGCAGTTCCGACCGTCTTTGTGCCGGCGTCGACCCGCATCGGCCATGAGGTTCTAGTCGTCACGCCTGCTTACCCGTAACGTTGTGAATCGCTTCGCGTGCGATGTTGAGCTTGTGGAGCGGCACCTTCCCGGAGCGCACCTCTTCGTCGATGATCCGGCGTGCCCACTCGACATTCCCACCCTTCGAAACGTTCTTCACCAAATCAGCGGCATTGAGCTCGTCGAGCCGTTGGCGCCCATACTCTCGCGTCGACTCCGATTTTTCTGGTGCCTGCAGCATCGGCACGCGGGTAGGAACCGGCAAAACGTCAGACTCGAGAACCTTCTTAAGCGCCGCTTCGAAGCGCGGCTTGATTTGGGAAAACGTGAGGCCGAGCATGTCGTGCTCGCCCACCTTCGCGGCTGCCCAGAAAATCGCCGGGTTCGACCATTCGTCCTTGCCATCGCGACGGGCACGCATTTGCTCGATCGCCTCGTACAGCGCGACGTCGACGTTGATCGGCGGCTTGCAGAGGTCGAGGAACTCGCCCCAAGTCGGCGGCCACTTCAGTCGCTCCGCGCCCACCAGACCGCGGCGCACGTCTGCAAACTTCAGGCCGTTCGCGCGGATCTTTTCGGCCCACACCGATTTCATGTTTTCGATACCCGTGTCCTTGCCGCCTTCGAGATGGCCGCTGCGCCACGAGTCGAGTAGCTTGTTGCCAAACATGCCGTGCAATTGCCCGAAGAGCCAGTCCATGGGGTCAATCGATGCGCCGGAAGTCTGCGTCGATGGTGGCGATGTCGTGGTCATGCGATCGTGCTCCCAATCCGATGGATGCCGCTGCGGCTGCCCGGGCTTCATCCCGGCTAACCTGCATCTGTGCCTCGTGACGCTGGCCCGAAATCTTGAAGAGCCCAGTCCAGCCGCGTTTGATGCTTTGCTCGATTACCTTCACGGGATCGTTGCCTTCGTTGCGGAGCAATACGAGGTCATCCAACAGGAGCTGTTCAGCGTGCTCAGTGAACTTCCGCTTGCCGCTTCCTGCCCTTCGGAACGCGACGAACTTCCCCCACGCGTCAGCGGGCAACCAATCCGGGAGCACGACAGTGCTTCCGTGGTTTTGGTTAATGGACGGTTTATGGGAAGGGTTAAGGGAAGGATTACCTGCAGCTCCTGCACCCCGTTCTGGAATCTCCTGCACCCCGTTATGGAACGACGTGCACCCCGTTGCGGAACCAGCTGCACCCCGTTCGACGTCACGACCTGCACCTTGTGCACCCCGTGAAGTACGGCCTGCACCACGTGCACCCCGTTTTTCTTCTCGTGCCGGCATCGCCAAATCAAAGCAAATCGGCCGCCGATCACCACGTTCGATATACGCAGCGACGATGGCCTGATTGCCCTTTCGGATGAGGCCGGCTTGCTCGAGCAAATCGAGCTTGTTTCGCACCGATCGCTCCGACATGCCTGTATCGACCGCGAGCGTTGCCGCTGACGGGAAGGCAGCCCCGCCGTCGTTGTCGGCATAGTTAGCGAGGCAGAGAAGCACATGGCGCGCGAGAGAATCGGTAATCTCTTGCTGCTCGATGGCCCATGCCATTGCTTGAATGCTCATGCGGCCTCGTCGATCGACATTTGCCGCGGGTCGACCTCAGGCGCCGCCTCGCCGTCGGCAAGGCCGAGAACCCATCTGAGCGCTTCGGCGCGTTCGCCAGTGGCCGTCTTGAGCGCTTCCACGATGTCCTTGCGCGTCGGCTTAGCGCGCTTCACGGGCACCGCATCGAGCGCCGCAAGCATCGCGCGCGACCGTTCGTGGCCCTTCTTCCCTTCGATAGCGGCCTCAATGGCGGTCAGCTTGGCGCGTTGCTCGTCCGGTGACAGCTTCGCAAGCTTCATCGCGACGGCCTGGGTGATCGTGCCGGCCTCGACCGCATCGCGGACCGCCATGCAGCATTCGAGCAGCTTCATGGCGGACGTCACGGTCGCCTCGTTCACGCCGAACATGGTCGCCACGGCGTCGAGCGGATGGCCGACGTCGAGCGCGCGTGCCATCTTCTCGGCACGATTCACCAGGGAATCGCCCTGGCGGATCTCATTCGCGCTGATCATCACGCCGACAAACGGCTTCACGCCGTCGCCGAGAACGCGCTTCGGAATCGCGGGGATCGTGATCGGCTCGTATCCTTCGTGCCGCAGACGGCGATTGAGCTCGCGCGCGTTGATGACTCGACGGCGACCCTCGACGATCAGGAGTTCGCCCGTTTCCGGGTCCTTGAAGAACACGACGGGTGTGAACACACCGTGCGCCCGATAGTTGCGAATCGTTTTTTCGTCCGGCGCCTGATGCACGCGCCGGTCGTACAGCGGATGGGCCGGATCGGTCACGAGCGTGAATGCATCCGGATCCATGCCGAGCACGTTTCCTTGCCCCGATGCCCCGTAGACTTCTTTCGAGCTTCTGCCCACGTTTTCTCCTGTGCTGCCGCCTCATGCGGCGATCGGTTCGCGCGATTCCGCGCTGTATTGCGCCACCAGGGCGTCGTGTTGGTCTTGAGTCATGTCCCGGGTCCAGAAGTCGGAATGGCCCGGCAGGCGGTCGCTACCGTCCTTGCGGTGCTGGCAGTAGAAGCAACCCATACGATGCGGAAACCAGTAGCCGGCGCAGTCGCAGCGCGTCGCGCCTGCATTGCGCTCCATCATCCATTTGTCGATGCGCCAGTCGCGGGCGCCGCATAGGCATGTCGGATAAGCTGCGTCCTCCAGGACGCCGGGCTTGTCCTGAAGCACCCTGCGGCGGTCGCAATTGCGACAACGGCAATGGAACCGGGCCATGTCAGGCGACCGGCAGGCCGAGCAGTTCTTGCGACTTGCCCGTCGCGACGCACTTCCGCGATCCGCGTTTTTCCAGACGGCCGGCGTCCAGAAGCTCGCGCACGCGACCGCAGACGCTCGACAGCTTGAGATTGGTGCGCGCAGCGATGTCTTCGCGCGTCAGACGCTCGCCCGGCAGGTGGAACGACTCGACGACCATTTTCTGCTTGGCTGTCAGTTCCTTCACCGTGATTGCGTGATAGGAGGCCTGTTGCGTCTCGGCGACGCGCCGGCCGGAATGGGGACTGAAAAATTCCGTCATAGGCATCTCCATGCGGCCTCGCCGCGTAGGACTACTAAATCGAATCAGAAGAACTCGTGCGTGAGCGCTTGTGATCGGATTCAGTGCGCCGGCCGAAGCCGGCGCGCCTTACTGCTTTGTTTCTTGCCGTGCCTGGAGAATCAGTTGCCCTATGGCTTCCAGAGCATCCATCAACTCCTTGTCCGCTTGTGATTCTTGTTCCAGCTCCTGTAGCAGTGCGTTTCGGTCAAATCCCACCCGTTTCCGGGCATCCTCTGTAGCCTGTCGGCCCTTCCGAAGCGCCTGTTCTTCTGTCATTTCATAGTCGCCCTCTGCTGAATCACTTCCTCCATCAACGTCAGCATTGCCATGCGGGCGAGGTATTGCGAGACCGCACGATTGCCGACGACCCGCTCAAAGTCCGCGATCAGCCGGGCTGGCAAGTCCTGGCGCGCCTTCCCGTGACGGTCAACCGGATCCCGGTTGAGCATGTTGGAAAGGTGGGACGCCGGGACCTCAAGTCGCTCAGCCAGCGTCCTTTGCGTCATGCCGCGCTCGGCCCGCGCGTCCCACGCGAGGCACACGGCATCACGGAAAGAACGGCACTCCGCGATCGATTCTTGCGGCACGAACTCAGCCTGCTCCGCACGGGCGCCGCTTGCAGGCTGGTGGTGAGGCTGTAAGAGCATTCAGACTCCATAAAGAAAAACAACTGGATTACTACTGGAATTACGAGTCGGCACGGAGCGAAAATTTTTTCAACGCCCTGCCACTACTTACTACCGCCATGCAAACCGCCGCCGGCCGCCACAACCTGGAGAGCACCTCGAGCCGTGTCAGAATTGGGTTTCCACACGCACAACCCATCAACGACCGAGGCACTCATGACCAACGCGAACCACGACGAATCTCTACGCAACAGCTTCGATTCGATTCTTGCCAAGATCGATGCGCTGACCTTGGCGGTGAAGACGATCATCGAGAAATCGCCCTCATCAGAGCATTTAGCCGGCGCGATCTATCAGCGATTGACTCACTTCCAAAATGCGGCGCTCTTTTCCGATCAAGCCTCGGAGGCCTACCGGACCTCTTTCGACGTGAAGGCCGAAGAATTCGAGCCAACGCGAGTGCTTCGGCGCGCCGGGCGCTGACTATCTCGCACCAATCTGAAGTTGCGACGGGTGCATCACGTCCGTCGCTCTGGACATATGCCGTGATCACTTCTCCCTCGCAGATCGTTGGCAACCTCATCTTCGGTTCAAGGGTCGGACGGGATGGGGATTGCATCTCACTCATCCTCCTTACGCTCCGACGTACCGGCTGGTGGTTGGACGTCGTCAGATGCGTCTGCATCTTTGCAATCAATCAGTTCAGGCCATATCAACTTCCAATCAATGGGCCGAAGCATCTGGCGCGTCACGCGCCCATTTGTCGCCTGCTCGATAGGAAAGCAATGCTCAATTGGAACCCGTCTTCCCTCGCGCATCCACTGATGGACGGCACCCTTCGTGACGCCGAGGATGTCGGCAAGCGGTTTGTAGCCGCCGACAAGGTCTGCAGCGGTCGCGACTGGGTGTTCGTTCATGGCGGAGTCGATCGTGAGTGAGCTTCCAGGCAAGTATAGATTTCCTAGACATGAAAGTAAAGAAATTCGCGACGACGTCGGTTTAGATTTCCTCTACCCTCCGCGCATGGAAATCAAGACATGGATCCGCGATGCCCGTAAGCGAGCTGGCCTAACACAGGAGCAGCTCGGGGATAGGCTCGGTTTGACGAAGGGAAACGTCTCTGCTTGGGAGAATGGGAGGCATGAGCCGAGCTATGCTCAAATTCAAGCAATCGCTTCTATCACGGGACAGCCAGTCCCCTCGGGACCTGGCCGGGCGCAACCGCTCCTCATTAGTGGCGAGGGGCGGCAACGCACACAGGAAATGCTAGCCGAGACCGGGCTTGACGCTTCCGCGTTTGCTGCACGCGCGGGCGTTCCGGAGAAGCACGTTCTTGCCTGGCTCGAGGATGGCGGTCCGATCACTATAGAGGATGCCGCAGCGGTCCAGAAAGAATTCGGATTCAACAGCGCGTGGGTATTTGCTGGCGTTGGTGAGAAGCTCGCGTCAGCGCTCCACGATTATGAGTTCCGGCCTCGGCCACTCGGAAAACGCAAAGCATTGGCGGTGGTTGGGATGGCGCAACTTGGGGACAATGGATACTGGGCCGACATTGAATTTGCCGTTGGTCACGGAGATGGTTACATAGATTGGCCGACCTCCGATCCGGACGCTTACGCGCTTCGCTGCGAAGGGGAGTCGATGAAGCCACGCATCAAAAATGGCGAGTACGTAATCGTCGAGCCCAATCATTCAGTTCAGCCCGGCGACGAAGTCCTTGTAAAAGCCAAGGATGGTCGGGTAATGGTGAAGGAATTCGCCTATCAGGCATCTGGTGCTTTTACGTTTCTGTCAGTAAATGAAGCACACGGAAAAATAACCCTTCGTGAAGAGCAAGTCGAGAAGATACATTACGTCGCCGGCATAGCAAAGCGCTCAATGTGGCGACCAGATTAAACGAATTCTGCGAACGAGACAGCAATGATCAGGAAAATTGCCATAGCTTGCCCCATCATATTGACACTGGCGGCCTGTCATCCAAGTGAAAGGGATGTTGCTACCCGGGTATCGGATCAGCTTCACGCGAGAATTATGCAGGATGCGCACGCTGCCTCAGATGCGATCGTTGTCAAAGAAATTGGCGTTGTGCACGATCAAGGAAATAAATTCTCCGGGCAGGCGCACTTCATAGCATATGGCCGTCCATCAACCCTTGACATGTCAATTGTCGCCGATCGCAATAATGTTATCTTTCAGGCGCGCGATGTCGACTGGTCAAACACCATTGCATTCGTCTCAGATTCACGTCTGAAATTGCTTTCAAATAAATATAGCGATGAGGCAGTTAAAATTCCTGATATTTTTATCCTCTTCCCGGATTCGCTTCAGAAAAACAAGGGAATATTTGCCTCAAATCTTGAAACAGTCTCGCCGATAGAGGAGCGCAGTGGGTTTATATTTGGCCATGGATGTAAATCGCATAAATGCGGTGATTTCGAATCCGCTTGGGCCATCGACCGGCAAAGTAGCCGCGCCTACGCAATTGTAATGAGCCCATCCAAGACAACGAATGACGTTGGTTTTTTGATCTATGGGGGAGACGTTTCCAACATTCCCCAACCACTTGTTGCTTGGGCCCTAGATAAGGGCCTCACGCAAGCCAACTACGCAGTCCAGCGGTAACCGCCCCCTCCCCCTTCTTCGCCCTCCGTCGCCCCACCACCCCAACTTCCTCGCGGGGAAGTTGCGCCCAGCCGATCAAGATTTTCTTGACTTTAATTGTATAGCTTTTCTATACTTCCATTCAACGTAGCGCACAACGCGCTGCGCCACCGCTCCGGCGGATCGCTCCTTAACACTGACGGAAGATGAATAGGTGCTCAGCACCCAGCCCTTGGCCTCGCGCGGCTGAACGTAAAAGCGCGAGAAATGGCGGCCTGATGAGCTGCTACCGCATTGCGGCGCCCAGCGATGAGTGGCGCGGTAACTCTTCGCACCGTCCCCGATCCGGAGCTGGCGCAGCCAGGTGTAGCCGGACGGGGACGTAAAGCAAAGCTCTGAAGGGCGCGCACTCGGCGGCGGATCCTCCCACCCACCAATCGAGACGCAGCGCATGCAGCACGCCGAGTGCGCGCCCTTGATAGTTTCGACTGCGCTGATCGAATGCCATTGGCCTTCAGTGGCATTCCTTGAGCGCAGTTACATCACCCGGGATCAAGATGACCCCGTTTTGTTTTGGATAACTGATCTATGACCACACTCTTTATCGGCGTGGCCTTGGGAGTTTTCTCGACAGCGCTGCTTTTCGTCGCCGCGTTTGACATCCGGTGGCACCGAGATCACAGGCGCAACACCTGATCTAAGCAATCAATGGAGACCACGATGAGCCAAACCGCCCGCGATCTTATGGAGCTGCGCCGCGACATTCCGACGTCACCGGAACTTCGGCGCCTCGCGCTGAACCTCATCGCGCCGGGCGTCGCGCCCGTGCGCGGAGGGTGCTGACATGCTTGCCCACGATCTGCAACCCGACGCATACCAGCAAGGCCGGGCCGCATATGCGGTGGACGAAGAGTTGGCCGACAACCCCTATACGCCACTTTCGCCTGCATGGAACGACTGGCGACTGGGCTGGATCGATGCCAGCGAGGAAGACTGACCACGCCCGCTACAGGAGAGCGACGATGAACAAGCTGCTCGAAACGATCACGGCTCATCTCGGTGCAAGCCCGAAGAACGAGATCGTGCTGCCGATCATCGGCTCACGGAAGTCGCTGTTCCTCAAGGCGGACACAGTCAAAACGATTTCGGCCGAGGGAGATTGCGTGCGCATCAACGGCATCCGCTACTTCGAGTCGGAAGTGCACTACTGGGAAGCCTGACCAACCGCGCCCGCCCTGCGGGCAATCACACCACATCAGAGGAAGAAGAAATGCAAGCGATGAAACAAGAAGTCGAACTTCCTGAACTCAACGAAGGCGAGATCTACGTCGGAAGGATCAGCAACACGGCCGGCGAGCTGCATCACGTCATTCTGCTTCCGGGTGACAACGATGACGCTACCTGGCAGGACCAGATGGATTGGGCCAAGTCGATCGGCGGGGATTTGCCGACCCGTATCGAACATCTTGTGTTGTTGGCGAATCATCGCGATCAGTTTGAACGCGATGCCTATTGGTCGAACGAGCCGGACACCGACCCAGGCTATGCCGGCTGGGCGTGGTACCAGCACTTCTACGACGGCTGCCAGCTCAGCAACCACCAGAACGACGAGTTGCGCGCCCGCGCCGTCCGCAGGTTGATTATTCAGTAATTCGGTAATTTCTATACGCCGAGGGTCACATGGGACAGATCAATCACCTGCCACCGCTCGAGGCATGCGGCTGGCTTGTACGTACGGCGCGCGCGGAAGACGGTAGCGGCGGATTGCTCGTCGCCGACTGCTCGGCGCATGCCGATGGCGCAAAGTTCGCCCAGCAGTTTGCGGCATCGAATGACCTCGCTTCCGCGCTTCACCTCGTTGCTTCGAAGACTGTTTTGACGTCTGGCATGCGTGCCGTGGTCGACGCGGCGCTCGTGAAGTCTGGCTATCTCGCAACGGTGGCCAAGCCCGAACCCATTCGGCATGTGCGAATTTGCGGTGAGGATTTGTGATGCGCGCCGGCTCCATCCAGCGTCATGCAGACGATAACGCCCTCCTCTCCGTTTGCGATGAGCTGCACACCGGAATCATCAAGACATGCACGATAGCGTTCGCCTCGGGTGGTGCTGTCGGTTGCGTGTGGTTCCTGTGTGTTGCTTACCGTGCCGGGGTGTTCCCATGGTTCTCGTGAAAATCTGGCTCGGCGCCCTTCTCGCCGTCATCCTCTTTCTCGTCCTCGATGCGGTCTTGCAGCAACAAGCCGAGCGCCTCGAGCACGCACCTGTCGTGCGGCGAACTTAACCCTATCGATCCTTCAGCGTCGCGCAATTCCACTCGAGCGCGGCGACCTTTAACGGGCGGCCAGTTTGGCGCCCGTTTCTTTTTGGAGAAACCATGCAGATCCAGCTTCCCCCGCTCGCCGAAGGCGAGGTCTACCTCGGCGGCTTCATCGACGTGAACGGTGACATCACGCACACCATCCTGCTGCCCGGCGACACGCGGGCAACGTGGTCAAAAGCACTCGATTGGGCGAAGAGCATTGGCGGCGACCTGCCGACCCGTGTCGAGCTCGCAGTCGCGTACTCGAAGCATCGTGACCTCTTCGAACAGAGCGTGTACTGGTCGAGTGAGGAGGACGCCGACGACCCCGGCTGGGCGTGGTGCCAGAGCTTCGGCCTCGGCTACCAGGACAGCAACCGCCAGTTCATCGAGTTGCGCGCCCGCGCCGTCCGCAGATTGTCGATTTAACCCTTCACCCATTCACAACGGAGCATCGCAATGACGATCACGCTTGAACAGATCGACGCCGAACAGGCACGCATCAAGGCGGATCAAGAGCGCATCGACGCAATGATCGAGGCGTTCAGGACGCAGGCGCACGCCACGGAATATCGCATCGACGCGGCAACGATCCCGCTCGCGGCCGGCGAGCGATTCGCTGGCCCGATCCTGAACGACGACGGATCTCTGAGCCACTACCTGATCCTGCTGCCCGGCGACGCGGACGACATCAACTGGAGCGACGCGAAGGCATGGGCCGCCGAACGCGGTGGCGAGCTTCCGACGCGCCGCGAGCAGTCGCTTCTCTTCGCGAACCTGAAGGGCGAGTTTCAGGAACGGGCCTACTGGTCGGCCGAACAGCACTCGGAAAACTCCGGCTGGGCGTGGTGCCAGGACTTCAGCTACGGCAACCAGGACATCTCCCACCAGTGCACCGAGTTGCGCGCCCGCGCCGTCCGCAGATTTATCCCTTCAGTTTTTTGATCATTTAATCCACCGTGGCCCTGCACAACCAACTCCCGATATATCGAGCGGCCTACGGGCTGCTAGATGACGTTACCAACCTGGTCAAGAATATGCCCCGCGACTTCAAGCGCAGCATCGGCGAGAAGATCAGCGCGGAGTGCATCGAAATCATGGTGTTGGTGTTCCGCGCAAACGTCGCGGCCGACAAAGCGCCGCACCTCGTCGAATTGATCGAGCGTCTGCAGGTGATCGAGCTGCTGCTTCGTCTCAGCATGGACAAGCGCTTGATCGCCCGCGACGGTTACGCGGGTGCCGTCGAGAAAACGACGAGCATCGGGAAGCAGGCTACTGCATGGAGGAAGTCCGCAACCAATCGCCCGCTCCATGGAGGTCAAGGCTTCCATGGCTGAGCGATCTATCAATCTGGTCGTGCCGCTGGCTCACAAGGCCACCGCCATGCGCAATGAGGAAACCGACCGCCGGCGCGCGGAAAGGTCCAGCGCAGTTTCCCAGCTGAGAAATCGGCCGGGCGACGTAGATAGCACGATACTTCCGGCTGGGCGTGGTACCAGAACTTCAACAACGGCAACCAGAACAACAACCACCAGAACAACGAGTTGCGCGCCCGCGCCGTCCGCAGATCGAGGGCCATTTTCGTTCTCCGAGCTGCTCGAAGCGTATCTCGACTGCCGGCGAACGAAACGAAACAGCACCGCAGCGCTCGCGTTCGAGATGCGGCTCGAACGCAACCTACGCCGCCTGTACGACGAGCTGGCCGACGACAGCTACACGCCGGGCCGCTCGAAGTGCTTCGTGATCACGCGACCGAAGCCGCGCGAGGTATGGGCGGCAGCGTTTCGCGATCGAATCGTGCACCACCTGCTCTACAACAAGATCAGCCCGCGCTTCGAGCGATCGTTCATCGCCGACTCCTGTGCCTGCATCAAGGGACGCGGCACGTTGTACGCCGCGCATCGCCTCGAAACGAAGGTGCGCTCGATCACGCAGAACTGGTCGCGGCGCGCGTTCTACCTGAAGTGCGACCTCGCGAACTTCTTCGTCAGTATCGACAAGCAAATTCTGTTCGACCTGCTGCTCGCGAAGATCCCCGAGCCGTTCTGGCGCGCGCTGACCGAACGCGTGCTGATGCACGATCCACGGGTCGACTTCGAATACCACGGCGACCCGGTGATGATGCAACTGGTGCCGCCGCACAAACGGCTGATGGAGCAGGCGCCGCATCTCGGGTTGCCGATCGGCAACCTGTCGAGCCAGTTCTTCGCGAACGTCTATCTCGACGTGCTAGACCAGCGCGCGAAGCATGTGCTCGGCGCGCAGCACTACATCCGGTACGTCGACGATTTCGTGTTCCTGCACGAGTCGCCGGCACGCCTGAACGCGATCCTCGCCGACGTCGCCGCCTTCCTGCCGTCGCGACTCGGCGTGCGCCTCAATCCACGCAAGACGATTCTGCAGCCGATCGATCGTGGTATCGACTTCGTCGGCCAGGTTATCAAGCCATGGCGCCGCGAGACGCGGAAGCGCACGCGCAACGAAGCGCTGCGCCGCGTCGCGGCGACGCCAGAAGGTGACCTGACTCAAGTTGCCAATTCCTATTTCGGGTTGCTAAGGCAGGCGTCTGTCGGCCGTCACGACTGTGCTCGGCTTGCGAACCTCCTGCGAGCGCTCGGAAAGGCCGTTGATCGCGATTTCACGAAGACATTTTGATTTGAGGATGCTGTCATGGGATCGAATGGCCGATTCACCCCAGGGTATACGCCTTGGAATAAAGGCATCGCCAAGTCCGCGTCAGGACGACGCTCATATCGTTGGGTACCGATCGGGTCCGAACGGGTGGACACACGAGGATACCTGTTACGTAAGGTAACAGACACCGGGAACGCTGTCGCTGACTGGAAGCAGGTCCATAAGCTTGTATGGGAAGAAGCGAACGGGCCGGTCCCTGCGGGACGAATCCTCCGATTTCGGGACGGCAACAAGATGAACGTTTTGCTCGACAACCTCGAGCTGCAAACGCGCACCGAGCAGATGGCGCGGAATAGCGTGACCAACCTTCCCCCTGAATTGCAGGAGGTGATCCGGTTGAAAGCTCAACTGACGAGGAAGATCCATGAACACGATCGCTGAGCTGCGCTCGCAGTTGTTCTCGACGCTTCAGCAATTGAACGACGAGCGGAAACCGATGGACATCGAGCGCGCCAAGGTTGTCGCCGATGTTGCCCAGGTCATCATCAACTCGGCGAAGGTAGAGGTCGAGTTTCTCAGGGTGACGAAGGGGAAAGGAACGGGTTTCATTCCGGATCTCTTGCCGGGGGGCAACCCTAGTGCGGGCGACGATACCGGCAATGCATCAACCAGTCCAGAACCGCAGAACGGAATTGTCAGCATCACACGGCACGTAATGGAAGGCTGATCGCCTGACCACCTGAGGACACCACCATGAACGACCAACAACAGAGCCGCGCTGATGCGCTGACGATCACCGAAGATGCACGTGACGGCAATTGGTACGAGTTCACCGTCAACGGTCATCACGGTCTTATCCGAGTCGTTGCCCGGATGGAAGATGACGACGAGGATTACCCGCTCGGCAAATGCGTGCGTGACTTTCTTCTTGCCGCAACCCCTGCCGAGCAGCCCGCAGCAGCGTCGGCTTCTGCCAATGAGACAGGTGCTGAAGGGGCGAAGCCGGTCGCATGGTTCATCGACTGGCCCGACGAGCCCGAACTCGGGCATTACTTCGCAGAAGAACCATGCGATCCCAAGTATGGACGCAGTCGCGCGCTCGGCTTCATCGAGTCCCGCTCCCCCGCTATGGCGGCAGCAGCGCCGGCCGACGAGCGGGCGGCACTTGAATGGGCGGCCGGGACGCTCCAAGCCATCGTTTCCGCGAGCGGCGTCACCGAGCGGGACCGAGTGAGCATCGGAGCCGTCACCAAGACGATTTCGGAAGTGCTTGATATGGCTGATGCCGCATTGGCCCGCGCGGCAGCATCGCCCGCTGCGGAGGCGGTGGCGATTCCGGTCGAGTGGGACCAGGATGCCGCTATCGAAGCGCTGAGCGATTTCCCGAAGGGCAGCATCTGGTATGAGTTTCTTAAGGAAGTTGGATTCGATCCGACCAGCGGGCTGATCTACGTCCTGACCGTGCAGGGCCGCGCCATGCTCGACCAGCTCAAGAGCGCGTACTTCGCCGCCCCGCAACCCGCGCAGGCCGACGCTCGGGACGAAGAAGCATACGTCGCAAAGCGCATGACCGAAACGCTGGCCACCGTCTACGCGACGATCATCGGAGATGACCCCGTTGACGCCGAAGACGGTCTCAATGCTATCGAGCGTGTCGTGCGGGCCGCTCAAGTGCTCCGACTCGAAGTCGATCTTTACCGCGCGCAGGCCGACGCACCGGCAGAGGCGCGCGAGCCGGTCTGCAAACTCTGTCGCTCGACCGGCCCGGATTTGCCGTGCGCTTATCCCACCGAGATCAATCGTCAGCAAGCAAAGCGGATTGCTGAACTGGAATCTCGTCTGAGCGTCAACGTCGATCCGCACCCTGACGATGTTGCCGTGGACTCATTCGCCGCCGTCATGAAGCACAAGCTCGCGTTGGCCCGCGACAAGGGCCGCGGCGGATGGGAGGCGTGCAGTCCTGCCGACCTGTCGAGGATGCTGCGCGAGCACGTCGAGAAAGGCGACCCGCGTGACGTGGCGAACTTCTGCATGATGCTCTGGCACCACGGTTCGCCGATCGTCCGAATCGCCGCCAACATGAGTCCGAAGGACGAGCAGCGCGTCTTTGCCTTGGCCGCAAACCACGATGGATTCGGGGATCAAAAGCACTTCGACTTCACCGGCGCCGAGCTGCTCGAATTCGCCCGCGCCCTTCTCAATGGAGCCGACCAATGAAGACTGGCCTTCCAGAGCATTGGGTGCTGGTTCAGCGCTGCGCGCTCGATGAATACGCGGTCTGCCTTGACGGCTCGAAATGGCATGGCTGGCTTTTCTGGCGGCATCCCGACGGCCAGTGGGTATCGCAGCGCAAGTGCGAATCGTGGGAACTCATGCAAGCAGAGGATCAGCGCGACCTCGGGATCGTGCATAACGCAGACGGAGTGCCGGAATGACTGACATGGTGACTATCCCTCGCGCTCTGTTTCAAGACCTCATCGACGACGTGTGCGACTACGCAGCATCGCGTGAATTCAAATCACGCGAGAAAGCGTGGCGAGACGATGTGCTCGCGCGGTCGCGCGCCCTCCTCACCCTCACGCAGCAGCCGAGCGATACGCTCCGAATCGATGACCACGAATGGCTGAACGGCAAATGCATCAAGTGCGGCGTTACAGCCGAAACAACATCCCTCAAGAACCCAATGGTACGGTTTCCTACGGAAGAGGACATACGGGAGTGGGAGGAAGCGAAGGCGGAACGCCTCGATGCTGACGGGTGGCTTCAGAGCGGTGGCCTGCTCTATCGCTTAACCGGCGAGCCACGCCCACAAAATCGCGACGAGATCAATGTGACGATGGCGAACGGATCACGCGATGATGCGCCCCGCGCCGCTCGCGCGAGCCAGATTCTTGCTCTCATTGCGAAAGCGCAGCAGCCGAGCGGCGAGGTGGCGCTATTTGTGGATAACGATGAGAGTGACGAGTTCATTCGCGCGTGCCAAGACTTCGACGATGACGGCGAGACGTGCGTCGACTACGGGCTGCTGATGAAGTGGGCGAGCGACGGACTGCTCGACTGCGACCACTTCACCATCACCAAGAAGGGTCGCGCTGCCATCGACGCCGCCCGCGCCCAAGGAGGCGAATCGTGACCGTCTACGTCGACGACATGTACCGGTACCCGGTCGGCCAGTTTGGCCGGATGAAGATGTCGCACCTCATCGCCGATACAACGGACGAGCTGCTCGCGATGGTGCGCGAGATCGGTGTCAATCCGAAATGGATTCAGCACGCGGGCACGCGCGACGAACATTTCGACATCGCCATCAGCAAACGAGCTGCGGCGATCGCCGCCGGCGCGATCCCGATCACCTATCGCGAGTGCGGCGCGATGAACAAGCGACGCCGCGTGACTGGTGAGCTCGGCTCGCCGGCCGACGCAGTCGAATGGCTTGAGCGATTCGTTGCCGCTCGACGCGGCGCACGCGCGTCGGCACCGACTGCCAATGCCCCTGCGGAGAAAGCATCGTGAGCGAGAACAGCAAAATCGAATGGACGGATCACACCTTCAATCCGTTCATTGGCTGCACGAAGGTGTCGCCCGGGTGCGACCACTGCTACGCCGAGCACCTGATGGACACACGCATGCACAAGGTCATGTGGGGGCCGCGCGGCGAGCGCGTGCGCACCTCGGCGTCGACGTGGCGGCAGCCGGTCCGTTGGAACGCGCGGCACGCCGAGTTCTTCGCCGCGCACGGCCGGCGCCAGCGCGTGTTCTGCGCATCGCTCGCCGACGTGTTCGACAACGCCGTCGATCCGGCGTGGCGCCGCGACCTGTTCGCGCTGATCGCGAGTACGCCGAATCTCGACTGGTTGCTGCTGACGAAGCGCATCGGCAACGCCGGCGACATGATCGTCGACGCGCTGCTGCAACAGCCCGGCCTTACAGCTGCGCCGAAGTGGCCGTGGCAGAACGTCTGGCTCGGCGCGACGATCGTCAACCAAACGGAGGCGAATCGCGACATCCCGAAGCTGCTCGAGGTGCCGGCACGCGTGCGCTTTCTTTCGATGGAACCGTTGCTCGGGCCAGTCAACCTTCAATCGATTCCGGCCAATCTCTCCGTTGTCGAAGGCGCGGACGATGGATACGACTGGTTCGATGCGTTGACAGGTCAAGGCATCACGCCGAACGGTCGACAGGAGGTCGACGAGAATCCCGCTTATCCGCGACTCGACTGGGTGATCGTCGGCGGCGAAAGCGGCCACGGCGCGCGTCCGATGCATCCGGCATGGGCGGCCGACCTGCGCAACCAGTGCGCGCGCGCCGGCGTGCCGTTCCTGTTCAAACAGCACGGCGAATGGGTGCCCGGCTCTGGCGACTTCGGCGCGGGCCGCTTCCAGACAGCGGCGATCGCGCGCGACGGCCGCGTCGCACCGGGCGGCTACCGCGCCGAAGACTATCCGGCCGGAGCTGAGAGCGGCGACGGCTGGGCGATGGTCCACCGCGCCGGCAAGCGCGCCGCCGGCCGGCTGCTCGACGGCCGCACGCATGACGAATTCCCGGAGGCACGATGACCGAACGCCCTATCCTTTTCAGCGGCCCGATGGTGCGCGCCATCCTCGACGGCCGCAAGACGCAGACGCGCCGCGTCGTGAAGCTGCCGCACAACAACCCGCTCGGCGCGTGGGAATCAACGACGGTCGGCGGCTACGGCACCAGATTGGCAAACGGCTCGCCGGCGCCTGAGCTACCCGCGATCTGGCACACCAGGACCGGCGACTGCCTCGTATGCCCGCACGGCAACGCGGGTGACCGGCTATGGGTTCGCGAGACGCACGAAGTGCGCCGCATCGGCACCGAGACGTTTGACGGCGGCCGCCCGACGCGGCGCTATGCCGGCATCGCATACCAAGCCGACGACGGCCGCGCCGAAGTCGACATCGACCTCGACACGTTCCAGGCGCTCGACGCCAAGGAATCCCGGGGCTGGTCGCCGTCCATCCACATGCCGCGCTGGGCTTCCCGAATCATGCTCGAGATCACCGGTGTGCGCGCCCAGCGCCTGCAGTCGATCAGTGTCGAGGACTGCATTGCCGAAGGGATGGCGACGTCGCTGCGCGAGCATGACGCATGCATCGCGCTCCGTGACGACTACCACGCGTTGTGGGACGGCCTGAACGCCAAACGTGGCTATGACTGGGACGCGAACCCTTGGGTTTGGGTTGTCGAGTTCAAGCAGATTGCAGCGCCGGCCGGGGAGTGATCTTGCAGGAAGCAGCGCAACGGATATTGGAAATGACCCGAAAAAATTGGGGATTGATATGAACGCACAGTTGATTCCACTTTCTGCATGGGCCGAACGGGTGTTCGGCGAGCATAGCCCTCATCGTCACACGCTTAGGAACTGGATCAACAATGGAAAAATCAGGCCTATGCCGATCAAGGTAGGGCGCTCGTATTTTTGCCGCCCGGATGCGCAATACGTTGACCCGGTTGCGGATCAAGTCAATCGAGAATTCGAGAGGATGGCAAATGGCCGCTAGAAAGCGTATCGCAGCGCGCCGCTCGTGGCCGACAAATTTGTATCAGAACTCGACTGGCTATTTTTGGTTCAGGCACCCAGAGACGAAGAAAACGTTCGGGCTTGGTCGTGATTTCAAGGTTGCCGCGGCGAAGGTTCGGACTGTCAACGCGGAACTCGAGCGCCGCAAGGGCGCCGTCGATTTGCTGCACCGCATCGACGGTGGTGACATGTCGCTAGCCGAATGGTGCGATACGTACGAGAAAAAGCGCTCAGGGCTCAAGCCGAACACGCTGGCTGGCATTCGCGCTGCACTCAATGCCACGCGCTCCCTTGATATTGCCGCCCAGGCGGTCAGGCTCATCACGCCCAAGGATATGGCTGATGCATTGAATGGGATAGTCGAGTCTCGCGGGTCGTCATCGGCGGCCAAGTGGCGAACCATCATGCTTGACGTGTTCCGCGAGGCCATCGAGCAGGGAAAGGTTGAGGTCGGTAAGAATCCGGTCGCCTCGATATTTGTCCCGGAGGTGACTATCGCTAGATCGCGGCTGACACTGGATGAGTTCAAGCTGATTCATGCCGAAGCCTGCAAGGATCCGGCCGACCGCTGGATCGCGAACGCGATGATGTTGGCCCTCGTCAGCGGGCAGCGCCGCGAAGACATCTGGAAGATGGAGTTCGGCCAGGTTCAGAACGGATTTCTGCTTCTCCAGCAATCGAAGGGGAAGGAAGGCACTCAAGCGAAGCTCCGCATCCCGCTGCATCTTCGACTAGATGCAATAGGCATGTCTCTCGGCGAGGTCCTGAAGGCATGCCGGGACAACGTGATCAGCAAATTCGCCATTCACCTTGTTCGAAAAACCAGCCTTTCTTCGCCCGGGGATCAGCCCTCCCTCACCTACATCAGCATGCGGTTTGCACAACTCCGCAAGGCAGCCAAGATCATGGCTCCAGATGGCAAGACGCCGGCAACCTTTCACGAGATCCGGTCACTCGCGGCGCGTCTTTATTCAGATCAATACGGCCCTGAATTTGCCCAAGCGCTCCTCGGGCACAAGTCCGCCGAAATGACCGCGCTCTATCGTGACAGCCGCGGCCGAGAATGGACAGAGATCAAGGTGTCTGGGGCATGACGTTTGACGAGCAGTCCAAAACGGCTCTGTACGTCGTTGATTTCATTGCGCCTTCACTATACAAAACGTGCCATTAGCCGAGCCATAAAAACTAGCGCAAGTGTTTGATTGATATGCGGAAACAAGCGAATGAGACGATGTTTTCCTTACCGACGTGAAGAAGGAGAATTGGGCGACGGGCGGGACGCTGTGGAGCGAGCGCGAATGAGCCGCTGACGCGACCCGATCGAACCTGCCCCACTGGACGGGACGCATCGCGTCCCTGATCCGCTCGCCCGCTCTCCCTCGCTTCCCCTCCCCATCCGCAAGCCAACCGACGCATGACGCGCCGGCTGGCGTCTTTGCTACCAAACGCCGCACCCTTTATCCCGGAAATTGCCGATTGACATCGATCAAAATCGATATCGACGCCCGGCGCACAATTGCATCGAAATATCGCTTATTCATTCAATTCAGAATAAGGATAAAGAGGAAAAACGGCCCGACAGCCCGCCATCCACCACGCCATTGGTCCACACGCGATTTTCATTTCGACTTTCCGGCCTTCAATCTCCCATTCAATGATCGAAATCGATTCAATTCGTCTTCAGGCAGAAATCCGGGAGCGGCATTGAGAATTCTCGTTGACAACATCAATCCGGAAACCACGCCGAACGAGCTTCGGGACTTTCTCTGCAAATACACCGGGGAAACCTTCACGCACATCCGGCTCATCGGGCAAGCGGGCCCGCGGCCCGGCGCACTGATCGACGTCGAAGGCGCCAACCGGGGTGCGCTCGCGGAAATCCGGCGGCGCCTGAACGGTATGTACTGGAAGCGGCGCCGGATCGGCATCTGGCTCTTTGCGTTCTGGGACCGCAGCGACGCCGCCGACGCCCGGCGTCAACGGGAAGGCCGGAGCGGACAACCGCCCGAACGATCGACGACGACGCTGCGCCGATAA